AGAAAAAGAAGAGGTTAATCAAATTGAAAAAAAAGAAAAACAAGAAACAAAATCCGTTAGCCAAGCTTCTACGAAATCCACTATTCAAACCACAAAAACTAAAGAACAAAAAGCGGTACAACAGAAAAAAGCTATTGAAGCTAATCTTGGAATTATAATGGATAAAGTGGATGAACAAATTAAAGATATCGATAAAAATTTACAGGTTAAAAATGTTATTAAATTAAAAGCAATGATGGATAATGCTAAATTAGCTTTGTATCAAAAACCTTTTTATAAAGATAAAAAAATATATGAAAATCAACCTAATATATTGGATAACCGATTGATTTATAAGAATAATTTAAGTAATTACATACAAAATGACCCTGTTGTAAAACATCAAAATAATATTATAAAGATTAAAGAAAAAAAACAAAAACTATTAAGAGAATTAGATTTATTAAAAAATGGTTAAAAAATTGCAAGATAATCTAGCAGCAATCGCAGCGCTTATTGGTGTGGTCGGTGCTATTGGAGCTGGCTTTGTAACCTATGGTAAAATGCAAGAACAAATTAGCTCTCTTGCTGGATTAGATCTTAATCCATTAGTAAAAGAAATCGCTGCACAAAATATTAAAATAGAAAAACAAAATAAAGAACTAGCCATCATGGGCAAAGAAATTCAAGTTTTAAAACTAGAAATGAAAGAGTTCAAAGCATCCAATAAAAATCCTTTATTAAACTGAAATGATTGATGCATTAATTTTTATTGCATCCATCATCTTGTTTTTAGATTATATGCACAAATCATACATCACAAAAGACCCTGAAGATCCAAGAACAAAGAAATGGATAGCAGAGATTGAGGCAGATAAACGAAAAGAAAAATTTTTTAATAAGGAGGATAAAGATGAAACTGACAGAAAACTTTAATCTTCGAGAGCTCACGAAATCACAGGTAGCCGAACGAAGGGGTATACCAAACAACCCATCCAGTGACCACATTGACTGTTTAAAAAAATTATGTGAATCAGTTTTACAACCGATTCGTAATCATTATGAATCTCCAGTGATTATATCCTCGGGGTATCGCTCCGGAGAGTTGTGCATTGCCATTGGTTCAAAAATTTCTAGTCAACATGCCCTAGGCCAAGCAGCCGACCTAGAAGTGATTGGTGTGGACAACAAGGAACTTGGAACGTGGATCAAGAATAACATCGATTACGATCAATTAATTCTCGAGTTCTACAAAGAAGGCGAACCTACATCGGGATGGATCCACGTGTCGTACGTCGGCAAGGCGAACCGTAAATCAACATTGATTGCTTACAAAGACGCAGATGGTAAAACACAATACAAACCATGGTAATTAAACTAGATGAAATTAAAACAACATTAGGCAAGTGTCCACATTGTTTTGAAACAACCATTTTAGTTTCTATTGTTACTGATTTTTATCGCTGCTCTGCATGTGGTGAAGACATAAGGCAATACATTAACGGAAGTATTTCTTATCTCCCAGTCGATGAAAAAGATTTAGATTTTTTAAGAGAAGAATAAATAATATATCATGAAAAAAAGAATACACATAAACCAACATATTATTAGAAAAAATTCTAAGACAGGTGAACGTGAACCGGTGATCACAGTTAAAACTTCGAAGAGCAATAACTATGGTCACGAGGTGAGAGTTGACGGACCATGTACTATTGTTTACAGTCCTGATAAACCGCTGAGCTGCGGGGCCAAAGTTTGGATTGAGACAGAAGCGAATGTGAGTATCAAGCAACAAACAACAAGCAACAAGCTTAACATTTAAACGTTACTGAATTATATAGGATACAACAGAAAGGATATAAAATGGCAAAACGTAAAGCGCTATTTGGTGTCAATAATTTTATAAAAAAGAAAAGACGTAAACGTCGAGGTCGTATATCTAAATCACCTAATAAAAGATACACAAAAAAAAGAAGAATCGGACAAGGTAAACCATGAAAACTAGACTTGGAAGAAAAACAAAAGGATCAACATTTTTACGTTGGTTCTTTTTTGTTAGTGCTGTTATTGGTGTTTTAATTTTAACTTCATTTACTCATCCAGAATTTCAAGTTGTTGGCTGGGGTATATCAACAGTTAGTTGTTTAGGTTGGGTTATGATCGCTATTCAAGATCGAGACGTTCCACGTGCACTTATGGAATCAATGTATGCAATTATTGGTGCGTGGGGTTTTATTAATTGGTTAAGTTAAATTACTTCGCCTTTTGAATTAACACACCAAATAATATGCTCCATAACTTTAATATTATCTTGTCTAAATTTTGCCATAATTTCGTCCCCAACTTCCTCTGCTCTTTCATAACATTTAGCTGCTTTGTATGTTGGTTTATTTTCTTCCCAAAAATTAACACAGGATGCCCCTTCATTAGCATCTGGGTTTACAAAGCAAATTACAGCAAAAATAAAATACATTTTCATGTTGACATTATCCTATAAATTAATATATATTTTTTTTAAATAAATATGTAGAAAGAGTATATAGAATATGACTGACATTACAAAGTATAAAAATGTGTCGTTACCAAAAGACACATACAATAATATTACTAAGTTACGAAAAGCCATGGTTCCCGATGCTGTTATTAGTCGTACCCAGGTCATTAATATCTTAGTAAAAGAAAAAGTAAGAATGCTAAACGGAAGTTTAGATAGTAAGAAAGGGAAAAAATAATGTATAAGTTAAGCGAAGAACAAAGAAAAAAATTGGTAAATTATCTTGCAAAAAGACCCTACGCTGAAGTTGCAGTGTTAGTTGGAATGATTATAAGTTTACCACCGATCACGGATCAAGGAACAGCAAATAAACTTGTATCTGAAACAACTAAAGAAGGACGTGAGAAAATAGCTAATCTTGCGATACAAAAACGAAACAATGCTCAAAATGATTTGTCCTAATTGTCAAGGTAATGGATACGTTGGTTCAGCTAAAGAACCAAAAGAACAAAGAGATTGTTTTGTTTGTAATAATCAAGGTGAGGTTGAGATTAATGAAGAAAATCTTGACCTTCTAAAGAATGGTCATCCAATGAAAGGAAAAAAATGAAAAAAATAATTATAGCAATGACTGCACTTTTATTTTTAGTAGGGTGTGGAAACAAACAAATGGTATTTGGCAAGCGTTGTTTTGAAAAATCAACTGGCCTACATAGTTGGAGTTATGTATGGATTGCTGATAAAGAAGTTGTTGATAGAAAAATATTACAAAAATGTAAATAATGTCAGCGATTAATTACGAAATTCTACGTTGGGGTCCTTGTCTAGTTAAGACAAAGATTACAGAAGAATGGAGAAAATTATTTTTATCTGAAGCCAAAGCTAGTAAAAAAGATTTTGAGTCTCGTCTTGCGGGTATGTTAAAAAAGCAAGTTGAATTTAAAGATGCAAGTGTGTTCGATAAATTTTTTAGTGACATGTTTAAAATGTATGACCATGCATTAAAAGATTGGACAGGAGATAAAAATATTATTGCAGGTGGTGGAGAGATGTATAATCTTGAATCTTTGTGGGCAAACTTTCAAGGACCAGGTGATTTTAACCCGCCTCACTCTCATGGTGGTGCACTATCATGGGTTATTTATTTACAGATTCCTGATGAACTTACTGAAGAAAATAAAAAATACAAAGGAACTAGTGCTGGACCAGGTGGGATTACGTTTAGTTATGGTGATGGACCTAGAGAAGTTATTACCTATCAAACGTTTTTACCTCAAACCAGTGACATGTATATTTTTCCTGCTTGGTTGCAGCACTGGGTATATCCTTTTAAATCAAATGTGGAACGTATCTCTGTATCAGGAAACGTTACAAATAGTGTACGTATTAAATCTATGTATGATAAAGTGAATAAAAAAAATGTTTGATTTTACATTAAACGAAATTGTACTGATTCAAGTAACTATCTCCATTGTGTTTTTTATTTGGATGTGGTGGAATGACAGGTTATGAAAAAATTTATTATTTTATTAATATTCGTTTTACCCTCTTGCAGTCAACTATCCATTGTGACAAGCACAGTGGGTGTTGCTGCAAACACTAGCGTTGTAGCAAAAACTTATAGCGGAGTTGATCTAATTACGATTGTTACAACCGATAAAAGTATTAAAGGACATATTAAAGATAATATTGAAGAGAATCTTACACCAGAAAATAAAGAAAGACTTAAAACAATAAAACAAAAAATAGAAAATTTAAAACAAAAAGATCAAGCTGTTTTATTACCTCCAGTTAATCATAAACAACCCATTAAAAAAATAATTAAAGCAAAAAAACAAAATGATGATTTTGAATATATTGTTTATTCAAATGTGTTTAAAGATACCCAAAAGGTTAAAAAAATAACCGAATTAAAGGAAAGAAACTATGTCATCTACTTACCATAAAAAATTAATTAAAGGTTGTTATGGAGAGAACCTTGCTGTTTGTCATTTTCAAAGAGAAGGTTATTATGTTTTTAAGGCGTGTCAGACCAATGGTCCTGTTGATTTAATAACCCTTAATCCGGTTGATCTTAAACTTACTTGTTATGATGTTAAAGCTTCTTCAAGGCGCAATGATGGAAGTAAAATTTTTAGAAGTCCAAGAACGAAACAAGGGGATATTAAAATTATTTATTACGATGGAAGAGGAGGTATTAATGTTCCAAAACAAAAAGAAATTAAAAATAAAAAATAAAGAAATATCAGGTTATTATATTAACAATGGAAAAATAAAAATATTATATGAAAGAAGAGAACCCTTACAGACCTTTACCCGAGGGACTGTTCATCGAAGAAAGTAGGATCGAGGGACAAGGTTTATTTACCGATCGATTTATCCATCGGAACACGGACCTTGGACTTTGCCATATCGAAATTATGAGTTGTCCACCGTTGTTGGTACGAACCCCTCTTGGTGGATTTATTAATCACAGTAATACTCCCAACTGCATGCGAGTGCAAAAAGATAATTGTTGGAACTTGGTTACGATTGCTAATATCTTGTCTGGAGAAGAGTTGACACTGTATTATATGATGTATAAACCTGGAACACGGCCCGAAACTGTAGAGCTTCCGTTGAATTTAGAAGATTACGGGGCGCATATAAAGAAAGTATTTAAAGGATAAAAATGAGTCACCCAGATTGGCATAATCGAGTTACTCCGTTAGCATTGTCACGTTCACCTGAAATAAAATTATGGAGAGCGGTTCTAGCGGCAGCGGTTGAAGATGCTTTAAGAGATAAATTTGTAGATTACAAAGGTTATCCATTAACTTTTGGTATAAGAGAATTAGAAAGAGATTATTTTTTACATCCGACTGAAAGTTTTTATTTGGTCTGTCGTTACGCTGGATATGATCCAGAGTATGTCAAAAGAAAGATGGTGGAGAAGTTAAAATGAAATGGAATAAACAGTTCGATTATCCGGCAAGTTCAAGGTCCTTGATCCAAGGCTCTCGACACTATGATGTTGGACAGGAAAAATTACCGAGTGTAACAACAATCTTATCTGCAACGCAGTCACCAGAGAAACGTAAAGCTTTGGAGGATTGGAAGGCAAGAGTGGGCGAGGAACAAGCAACACGGACCAAGGATCAAGCGGCAACCCGTGGTACTGCAATGCATAATATCTTAGAAGGGTATTTGTTGGGTCAAAATCATCTAGATTTGACTGATCTGGGTAAAAATGCTCATACTATGGCTGAACAGATCATTAAAAACGGTCTCACAGGCTCTCTGAGCGAGATTTGGGGGTCAGAGGTCACGGTACACTATCCGGGGCTCTATGCGGGCGCTACGGACGTTGTAGGGGTGTATGAGGGACATCAATCAATCGTTGATTTTAAGCAAACCAATAAACCTAAGAAAAGAGAGTGGATTGAAGATTATTTTCTACAATTAGGAGCCTATGCCATGGCTCATAATTATGTCTATGGAACGAAGATTACTCAAGGGGTAATTTTAATGTGTAGTAAAGATAATTATTTTCAAAAGTTTACTATAGATGGACAAGAGTTTATTAATAATCAACATAAGTTTTTGAAGAGAGTGGACGAGTACCATGAACAACGGAACAGGGCTAACGAAGCACAGCCTTCGTAACCTAAAATGTGTTAAAATTAAGGTTAAAATAAGGCAAAATAATCGATAATTTTGCGACACTTTAAGTGTCGCAGAGGTATCGCAGAGGTATCGCAAATACTGTAATTATAAATTTAGTTGTTGTAATTTGTGTTTTGTTCTTTTTTTGTTCTTAATTTTGCGACACTTGCGACACCCTTGCGACACCTTTCCGACACCTTTCCGACACTTGTAAAAAGTGTTTATTATTGTTAATATTCAAGGGTAATAAGCATTTTTAGTGGAAATGCGACACTAAAATTTTTTTTCTCTCTTAGCGCTCTTATAAAAAAAAATTATCTTATTAGGGGTCGCACTTCAAAAAATGATATATTTTAGTATAAGAGTCCTATGGGAAAATCAGTAAAAAGAAAATCACAAGTAGTAACAACAAATTCAAAAGAGATACCATTCGATAGAGTAAGAGTTGAATGGGTAGATTGTGTTAGTGATTCTGGATGGGCGGATGCGAAAGAATTTGATAAGATGCGATTAGCCACACCAGTAAATGAAGGTTGGCTTTATAAAAAAGATAAAAAGTTTGTTAAACTTTTTGCAAGTTATGATAAAGAAGATGACGGCAGCTTTTCGTTTGGTGATCGTATCATGATACCCAAACCATGGGTTGTTAAAATAACAAATATATAGGGGGCATATCATGGCTAAAACAATTCAAGAAATGGTCGAAGAGGCAGTGAAAAATATGGTTGAAGATGGAAAACTTGTTATTCAAAATGACTCTGGCGATACTATCGAAGACTTAACTGTTGTTATTGACCAACCAGAGGATGATGATTATGAAGATGATTCTGAATCTGATGAGGATGAAGAGGACTCTGACGAGTAGTCAGAAGTTTCATCGAGTGTTGCTGACTTACTTTTGTCTGGTTGTAATCGCAGTTTCTTTTGCCTTTCTTTCACTTCACCTGTTAAGTCAGTAACCTCAACTCCTTCAAGTATTGGCGAATATTCATCTAAAATTTCTTTCATCCGGTTCTCTAATTCTTCTGAAGATAAATCTTCTAACTTACCTGTTCTAATAATTTTTTGTTCTACGTAAAGTCCGCCAGCTTTACCCCTTGCTACTTCAGCGTTAACGGCAGCTGACCAAGCACCTTTTTCTCTTGCTTGATCTCTAATTTTTGCAAGTTCGGATATATGTCTTTGAAATGTAATGTCATATTTTTTTTGAAGTTCATCTCTAATTTCTCCAATGTATTTTACAACTAAAGGAAACTTTCTTGGGTTTTGTAATTCATATGCTCTTTCCCTTGGAGAGCCATAACCAGCTCTTTTCGCAGCCTCTGTGCCTGTTATCCTACCTTCGTTGGTTACTAGTTCATACGCAAATTTTCTTTGTTTTTCTGTAAGTGTTGGTTTTTTACCCATAATTGACTTTTATAGTCATTAAAGATACAAGTCAATTTAAGTATATGATAAAGGCGAAAGTAGTACAAATGGCTTTGGAAAAGATGTTGAAGTCACCGATTACTCAAGATGCAAGATTTCAAGTAAAATCCGGTGATAAATATTACGATGTCGTTTCAATGAAGTTGTTAGAAAACCAAGTGATTGGTAGTCGAGAAACCCATCGAATAGTTATTGAAACTCAAGATACAGAGTTTGCTCCAATGGGTAAAATAATTAATACAAAAGGTGAGGTAATGTAATGGAACTAACAACAGCACATGTTTTTCAATCAGCAGTTTACAGAGCAGAAGCTCCACAATTTTTAGAAGAGACCAACCGGGTATGCGACCCACACATTCAAAAAGCAAAAGACGATACAAAAAAACAAATTGAAACAAGAGAGGCAAAAGCTAAAAGACCCATTGGCGATATTGGTTTGTCATATCATACTGAAAACCTTATGCGTGAGGCCGAGCTCTATCAACTTAGAAGATTTATTCATGCCACTTCAGAAAATATTTTAAATTCTCAAGGTTATGATCTAACAAACTATGAATTAAAGTTTACAGAACTTTGGGCACAAGAGTTTGCAAGTAAAGGCGGTGGACACCACGACACGCATGTGCATTGGAATAATCATATGTCTGGTTTCTACTTTTTAAAATGTTCAGATCGAACGTCTGCCCCTATGTTTCATGACCCAAGAGCGGGTAAGATGATGGTGCAGCTACCTGAAAAAGATAAAAACATAGTTTCGCTTGCGACTGAAAAAGTTTTACTCAAGCCTGTGCCTGGAACGATTATGTTTTTTAATTCTTTTTTACCCCATCAATTTATTGTTGATAATGGAGTTGACCCTTTTAGGTTCATACATTTTAATTTACAGGCTATTCCAAAAAATATTTAATCTTCACCATGCATTTGTTTAAACATCTGCAAACAAGTTTTAGGGTCTGATGTTGCTATACTCATAGTAATATCTTTTATTTTCTGCTTGTCTTTTGTTAGTATTTCAAAAGAGCCTAGCTTGTAGTTTATTTTAACCAAACCTTTTTTCTCTAACTTTTTTAATTTTTCAATTACTCTGCTCATTATGCTACCTCTTTCTGTTGTTTGATTTCTTTAACATCTAGTTTCACACCTTTTGGGTCTATATTCCATACTTTCTCGTAAATGTGATAAAGAATTACTTTTTCAAGTTCCATTTCAGTTTCTTTTTTATCTGCATGGGTACACTCAAAATTTATTTTTATTTTTAGTTTAGGCATTGTCGTTCCTTTCTGTTGTTTATTTGTTTGCTTTGTCCCAAATTTTAATAAATCTCTCCAACCATTTTGCTTGTTTTGGTGTAATATCACCACACATAAGAATTGAATCTGCACTATCTGGCTCAATTTTTTCCTTCTCACACCAATTGATATAAATTTTAGTTAATGTATCAATCATATTATTTCCTTTCTGTTGTTTACCTGTTTGCTAACCATAGACCCATTAAAATAATGCAACCTATGAAAAAAAATATTACACCTAATACAAATGCTACTGTCATATTTTCCTCTCTATTCGCTTGTCGCTTGTTAGTTTAATTTTTTTTAATCCCAATAATTTTAATTGTGATTTTGTTAGTGTTCGTCCCCCGTTTAGTCTTTTAAAACCATTTATATTTAAAATTTGATTATCTTTATTTATATAAACATATTTAAACATCTTGCACAAATCCTGTTTGGTCTTTTAACGCCCGACCTTTAGCGTATAAACCTACAATAACATTTTTAGGGTCATTGAATCTTAAATCAGACTTATCCCCGTTAAATACTTTGTAATTTAAAAATCTTTTTGGCAGCTTTTTATTTCTAAAAACGGCTGAAATATTGCCACCACGTTTTAAAATATCTAAGGCTAAATTTTTATTATCTTCATTTAAACTATATGTTAAGTGATAATTTTTTGGATAATGACCTTGCACATATTTTAAGGCTCTTTTATAAATTTTAGTGTAGTCATAAAATTTAACTTTTGGAAACTCTTCATATAGCCCGTGAATATTCCACTCAATATCACTAGTGCCATTTAAACGTATTGCAGGTTTAAACCCTTTTAATTTACATCTTTTAATATGTCTTTTTATTTCTATTCTTAACTGATTTAAAAAGCTGTCACGCTCTATAAAATACCATTTTGTTTTATTAATACGACCTAATTGTACCGACCCCATTTGACCCCGCCCCGTTTTATTTATACAGCTTGCCTTACAACCAATACTTGCCATTGCACAAACGTTGAAACCGCTTGTGCGTTCGGGTGCTAAATATAAAATTGCTGTCATATATTTATATTTTTGACCTTTAATTGTTTTTGCGTTGTTATCTATATTTAATAACTTTTTTGATTTATATAATTTCATTTTTTATATTTTCAAATTTGTCTAAAATTTCATCATATTTATGACAAGTGCAATCTTTTGCATTGTTAGTTTTTTCAGATAAACAAAATATGTCGTCTCTAAAATCTCTTATATCTTGCATAATTTTTTCTAGTTTTTCTTTATTTGTCATTATTACTCGCTTTCTACTTTCTTATATTATCCTATAGCTTGTCGCTTGTCAATCGCTTGTCACTTTGCAACCAACGTGGCGAATGGGTCTTAATGTTCGAATTAACGTCCCATAGTATCCACTCGCCACACTAAGGATATATACATTAAAAAATATTAATGAATATGTATCTTATATAATCCTATTGACAATGTTTGTCAATAGTATAATTAATAATAATTAACGAAAGGAAATAATAAAATGAAAATAAAAAAAAATGATCTAAGCTATTATTTTATTTTAGATCATAAAGACTTACCTCAATCATATCTTGATAGCTGTGAGTCTTTTTTTAATGAAATAAAACAAATTAAAAACCCTGCTGTCACATATAAAACAGCAGTTAACAAACTTAAAAAGGGGGTTAAAAATGGGTAACAGAGCAGTACTTGCTTTTGTTAATGACAAGGGCAAAAAAAATAAAAATTCCGTTGGCATTTATTTGCATTGGAACGGTGGAAGAGATAGCGTTGAGGGTTTTTTGCAAACGGCTAAAGACTACGGTTTGAGATCTGGTTCTTATGGCGTTGCAAGATTAACTCAAATTATAGCAAACGGGCTAGGCGGTACTCTAAGTTTAGGCGTTGATATGCTTAAAAATCTTGATTGTGATAATTACGATAATGGCGTTTACTGGATCGATCAAAATTTTAATATTGTTGACCGTGAATATATAAATCCTGACTTTAAAGAGCAACAACAATATTCTTTAAATGAATTTGTAAAGGGTTTAAAAGAAGACAACGACAAGTTTTTTAACGCTAATCCGTTAAGGTAATCTTGCCTTATTCTTGCCGTAAGTGTACGCTGTACTTATGGCAAGAAATGAGACTAAATTATGGCGTAAATTCAAAGAAAAAACTCCTAATATTATCTGGACTAGAATTGAAAACTCCGCCTCTTTTGGCACTCCCGACTTACTGGGGTATAATAAAAACAATACTTTTTTTACTGTTGAACTAAAAGTTATTAAACGCTATTTTAAATTTTCCCCTCACCAAAAATCTTTTCATATTAGACACCCAAAAAATTCTTTTATCTTAGCCCAGACCCTCGAGCCTTGTAGCGTGAAACTTTATGAGGGTAGTCAGATATTGTCGCTTGTATCTTGCACCGTTGTACCTGAACCGTTAGCTTGTGACTTTGATTATATTAGCTTGTATCTTGATAGCTTGTAGCTTGTATCTTGATAGCTTGTAGCTTGTGATTTGATACCTGATACTTTTTTTAAAAGTGTATCTTGTATTATTGGCCTTGAACCGGGAACCTGCAACAGGCCCCGGCAACCAGTCCGAGCTCCGAGAATATGAAAAGCTGAAATATTTTGTAACATTTTGTGATTTGTATTATCCTAGAAATTCTTATAAATCAAGGTTAAACAAATAACAGAAAGTAAAAAAATGAAAGTAAAAATAAACGATCCGTTTGGTTTTCAAAAAGCGATTAATTTTGAAAAACTAGACGACCCGGAAACTCTTAAAAAATTAAGTGAGATGTTCGAAGTTAATGAACCGCAAAAAGAATATAAAAAAGCGGTTAACACATTAAAAAAGAAAATGAGAAAATGAAAGTAAAACAAATAATAAAAGAATGTAGTTATATTAAAACTATTTTAATTGACTACCAAAACAAAACGGGGGTCAATGTTTCAAGAACCATTGACCGCCTGGCTAATGACACGCAAATCAAAATATTAATTGGCGGTGTGTCCGAGCATAAATTAGAAAATAAAAAATCGCAGCAATTAGAACTTAATTTCAATCAATAAAAAACCTGACACGCCCCGCGATTCGCGGGGCGTGTTTTTTCTATAAATTCTCTTCTTTTATTTTTAGAGTATAACCAAGTTGTTTAATTAACTTTATTACTCCTGGTAGTAGGGTCTTGTTTCCAGATATCGTAGCGAATAATTTCGCCTTATTGCATACGGGGTAAACTCTCTCTACCCCGTAAACATTCTTTTTAGATACGATAAGGTCCATTACTTTTTATCCTCAAAAGCAGGGTGATCGTAGTAACCTCTTTTAACCAGATATTTATAAGCACCTTTTCTAGTTCTAGGAATATCTGGAAAATATCTTCTTAAGACATTAATTATAGAACCTCTAAAAAATCTAATGCCCATTGTATTAGTTGCTTCAGCTTTCAAAACATTTAAGATTTGAAATTGTCTGAACTTTTCACGGCCCTTGTCTGAGTGAAATTGTATTCCAGACACATCTCCATTTTCTCTAGTTGTGTAAGTAATGTCTTTATGAAGATCATTCCGCAAATCGCGGAAGAAATCGGCAAAGCAATCATTTACTTTTTCTTTTGTCATACGCTCTTTTTCCTTTCTTATTGGTTTAATCTAGATTGTTTTGCTCTTTTCAAAAGATCATCAATAAAATCAATTGTTTCATAACTAATACCTCTTCTACCGCCTATCAAATTTAAAGCAGTCAAGCTACGATCCATCTTTTCGATCTTATCTAGTCTGTTAAGGCCTCTAGCTTTTTTTAATAAAACCTTAAGAACTTTTTTTGTTTGTGGTTTCATATTATTTCTTTTTCCTTTCTTATTGGTTAATGTATTGTTTAAGTTTATCTAAACAATCTTTTTTATTAAGTAGTTTCCCAAGTGCTGCACACATCAACGGACATCTTTCATCATGTCCAAAACCCGTTACAGCGTGAACTATTTCATGGAATACTACATTTCTTAAAGCGTCTTCACCCAATTTAACAGCATCTTCTGTTATCCAGATTTTATTATCTTTGAGTAATGCAACGCCTAAAAGATTCTTTTTTCTTGGCTCACCAATTCTAACTTCTATTCTTGGTAAGTTTACACCAGCATTCTTAACCTCATAAATAAGATTAATAACTTTCCTTCTCAATGAATAAGTATTTTTATTCATATCAAAGTTTTTGATGTCTTTTGTTCTCATGTTATTTCTTTCTTTGTTGTTTAACATTCACTTACCCTTATAAGGGTAAGTTAAATAATTTGCAAGAAAAAAATTTTTTTATCCACAACTTTTTTTCGCGCGTGTCTTACATAAATTTGCCTGTATCTTGCACAAAAAAGAGATACTAATAAACAAAGTAAAATCGAAGATTTTTCTATTATTAATACCCCTTAACTACAGAAAGGGATCCTAATATATGTATATAATGTTGGATTTGTATAGTTAACGGTGCTAAAAACGTTTTGAAGTTTTGAAAATATTCGGCTAAAAATTTTACAAAATTTTTTTTTCAAATGAAAGTAGACTTAAATAAAATAAAAAAATTACCACCAGACGTAAGAGATAAGTTCTATAAAATATATTTATTGAACGAGAAGAAGAAAAAAGAAAGTAAAATGCGCAGTGATTTCTTGTCCTTTGTTAAACATATCTGGCCTGATTTTATCGAGGGCCATCATCATAAAATTATTGCACAAAAATTCAATGACCTTGCTTCAGGAAAAATTAAACGCTTAATCGTGAATATGCCACCACGACACACAAAATCTGAGTTTGCATCTTACATTCTTCCAGCGTGGATGGTGGGCCGTAATCCAAAACTCAAGATCATTCAAACAACACACACCGCAGAACTTGCCGTCAGGTTTGGTCGTAAAGCAAAATCACTTTTAGATTCTTTAGAGTATCAACAAATATTTAGCACAAGACTGCGTGAAGATTCACAAGCAGCTGGACGTTGGGAAACAGCACAAGGCGGTGAATATTTTGCAGCGGGTGTTGGTGGTGCGATCACAGGCCGTGGTGCGGATCTCTTGATCATTGATGACCCACACTCGGAACAAGATGCCATGAACATGGGTGCGTTAGAACGAGCGTATGAATGGTATACCTCAGGTCCACGTCAACGTTTGCAACCTGGTGGATCAATTGTGGTTGTGATGACAAGATGGAATACAAAAGATTTAACTGGAGCACTAATCAGGGCTCAAGGAGAAGTAAAAGCCGATCAATGGGAGGTCATCGAGTTTCCTGCGATCATGCCGTCAGGGGAACCTTGTTGGCCAGAATATTGGGAGGTTGATGAATTAGAAAAACAAAAAGCATCTCTACCTTTATCAAAATGGAACGCACAGTGGATGCAAAACCCAACTTCAGAAGAAGGTGCAATTCTTAAACGAGAGTGGTGGAGCGATTGGGATCAAGAAGAACTTCCACCCTTGCAACATGTAATACAAAGTTACGATACAGCGTTTATGAAAAAAGAAACCGCCGACTATTCTGCGATCACAACATGGGGCGTGTTCCAAGAAAATGAAGATAGTGGTCCACAGCTCTTGCTCGTTGATGCAGTCAAAGGTCGTTTCGAGTTCCCTGAACTACGGCGCGTGGCTAAAGAACAATACGATTACTGGCAACCGGAGACGGTTTTAGTCGAGGCCAAAGCATCAGGGCTCCCGCTTACTTACGAATTACGTAAGATGGGTATCCCCGTTTTAAACTTTACACCGAGTAAAGGGAATGATAAGCATACAAGAGTTAACTCAGTTGCACCTCTATTTGAAAGTGGATGCATATGGGCGCCCACTCACAAAGAGTTTGCACAAGAGGTGATTGAGGAATGCGCAGCGTTTCCGTATGGAGATTACGATGATTTAGTCGACTCCATGACACAAGCGGTAATGCGGTTTAGACAAGGAGGATTTATTAGTCATCCTGAGGATTATTTGGATGAACCTTTACCTCAACAAAGGAGGACGTATTATTAATGGGAGACATATCTAAACGAGGTCGTGGGGCTGTTTTAAAAGGTGGACAAATCCCTATTCAAATTAAACCACAACCTGGATTAACAGCGACAAAAGAATATTTAAAAAATCTTCGTAAGAAAAGAAGAGATCAGGGCAAATGATAGGCAAGAAATCAGGGCCACCTCCTTTACGAGGACCCAACCCACAAGGCTTGAATATTGTTAAAAAAAAGAATACAACGAAAAGATTAGGGAAATTATATGGCAGAAATAGACAAATCATTACCAAACGTAAGACAAGAAATAAATCTTGATACTGAAGAAGCTATTGTAGAAGCAGAAAAAGAAACAGAACAAGCGCTTGAAGAAAAGCCTCCAGTTGACGTTCAACAAAATGAAGATGGTAGTGTAGACATTAACTTTGAACCAAGTGCCATGAACCCCGGACAAGACTCGGGACATTTCGCAAACCTTGCAGAACTTTTACCTGATGATGTGTTAGGAAGATTATCATCAGAGTTGATGAGTAATTATCGTGATTATAAGATGTCGAGAAAAGAGTGGGAAAAGTCTTACACCAGCGGACTTGATTTATTAGGATTTAAATATGACTCTAGAACTGAACCGTTTAGAGGTGCCTCAGGTGCAACGCATCCTGTTTTAGCAGAAGCGGTAACTCAGTTTCAAGCTTTAGCGTATAAAGAACTTCTTCCTGCTGGAGGTCCCGTTCGAACACAAATTTTAGGTATACAAGATCCAGTCAAAGAACAACAGTCACAACGTGTTAAAGATTTTATGAATTATGAAATTATGAACAACATTACCGACTATGAACCTGACTTTGATCAATTGTTGTTTTATTTACCCCTTGCAGGATCAGCATTTAAAAAAGTTTATTATGATGAAGTTGAAGGACAAGCCGTTTCTAAGTTTGTACCTGCAGATGATTTAGTCGTTCCTTACTCTGCAACTTCTTTAGAAGATGCAGAGTCCATTATCCATGTTGTACGTATGTCGGAAAATGATTTACGAAAACAACAAGTGAATGGTTTCTATAAAGATATTGAACTAACACCTGGACCTATTAACGAAACAGAGGCAGAGAAAAAAGAAAGAGAACTTTCAGGTGAGAAAAAAACAAAAGATGGTGGAGTGTTTACCTTATTAGAAGTTCACACAGAATTAGACCTAGAGGGTTTTGAAGATGTAAGTGTTGAGGGAGAGCCAACAGGAATTAAAATACCTTACATTGTAACTGTTGAAGAAGCATCAGGACAAGTCTTATCTATCCGAAGAAATTTTGAAATTGGTGATATTAAAAAAAGAAGAATATCTTATTTTGTTCATTTTAAATTTTTACCAGGATTAGGATTTTATGGTTTTGGTTTGATACACATGATTGGTGGACTATCAAGAACAGCCACCGCTGCTTTACGACAACTCTTAGACGCTGGAACATTATCAAACTTACCAGCAGGTTTTAAACAAAGAGGTATTAGAATTAGAGATGATGCACAAGCCATACAACCAGGAGAATTTAGAGATGTAGATACACCAGGTGGAAACATTAGAGATGCTTTTATGATGTTGCCTTTTAAAGAACCATCTGGAACGTTATTGAATTTAATGGGGGTCGTAGTTCAGGCAGGTCAACGCTTTGCTTCTATAGCGGACTTGCAAGTGGGCGATGGGAATCAAGGAGCAGCTGTGGGTACGACCGTTGCGCTTCTAGAACGAGGTAGCCGTGTCATGTCGGCGATCCATAAAAGATTATACTCTTCGTTAAAAGTTGAATTTAATTTACTAGCAAGAGTTTTCAAACTTTACCTACCTTCAGAATACCCCTATGATGTGGTAGGTGGGCAACGTGTCATCAAACAAGCTGACTTTGATGACAGGGTTGATATCTTGCCAGTTGCAGATCCAAACATTTTTTCACAAACACAGCGTATCTCCCTTGCGCAAACGGAAATGCAACTGGCACAGTCTAATCCAAACATGCACAATATGTATCAAGTTTACCGACAAATGTACGAAGCACTCGGTGTGAAAAATATTGATGCTATTTTAAAACCACCTCAGATTCCAACACCAAAAGATCCAGCGTTAGAACATATCGATGCAATCGGTGCTGTGCCTTTTAAAGCGTTTCCAAATCAAGACCACAGAGCTCATATTACTTCCCATTTAAATTTTATGGCAACTAACATGGCAAGAAATGCTCCGATTGTTATGGCTGCCTTAGAGAAAAATATACTCGAGCATATTTCGATCATGGCTCAAGAACAAATTCAGTTAGAATTTAAAACTGAATTACAGGAATTAATGATGATGCAACAAAACCCACAAGCGATGATTAATCCTGAAATGCAAATGCAGGTAAAAATGCTAACAGAAAAAATAGAATCTAGAAAAGCAGTGTTGATTGCAGAAATGATGGAAGAGTTTATGAAGGAAGAGAAGAAAATTACTTCTCAATTTGACAATGATCCTATTGCAAAACTAAGATCTAGAGAACTAGACCTTAGAGCACGTGATGATGAGAGAAAACGTAAAGAGGGAGAGGAAAAACTTAACCTTGATAAGATGAGAGCGATGATGAATCAGATGAATGTAGAAAATAGATTAGAACAAAACGAAGAATTGTCTAAATTAAGGGCAAATACGTCTATTCAAAAAACAATTTTAAGCAAAACGATACCTTCACCAGAACAAGCACCTGATAGTATTTCAATAATTAGTAGTAAAGAGTAGAAATGACTAAGAAACAAGACAAAAAAATAGCAAAAACTATAAGAAAATTTAAAAAAGGTAAATTAACTATTGGAAAATCAGATAAAAAGGTTAAAAATCGTAAACAAGCAATAGCTATTGCTCTAAATAGAGCAGGTATAAAAGAAAAAGGTAAAAAATAATGTGGTTATCAGCAATAAAACTAGCAGTCTCTACCGGTAGTAAGCTTTATGCTAACAGACAAAGAACTAAACAAGCAATGTCCGATGCAAGATTAATGCATGCGGAGCGTATGGCTCGCGGTGAGGAGGCTTATCAGGGTAAATTATTAGAGGCTAGGCAAAACGATTGGAAAGATGAATTTGTCTTGATACTTTTGTCAATTCCAATTATAGTTCTTGCTTGGGCAGTAATCAGCGATGACCCAGCTGCAATGCAAAAGATAGAATTATTCTTTGAATATTTTTCTAATCTCCCTAAATGGTTCACAAATTTGTGGATTCTTGTAGTGGCAAGCATTTTTGGTATAAAGGGTACACAAATATTTAGAGGAGGAAAATAATGGTTAACAGACTATATAATAAACAGGTATCACCTAAAGGTTATAAAGAGGGTGGACGTGTTAAAAAAATGGGTGGTGGCATGATGATGAAACGACCTATGATGAAAGAAGGTGGCAAACTTAAAATGGTTATGAAAGGTGGAAAGAAAGTTCCATTTTTTGCAGCTGATGGAAAAGGTGCCAAAGATCTTGGAAAAGCTACGGGTATGAAAAAAGGTGGCATGATGATGAAAAAAAGACCTATGATGAAAAAAGGTGGTAAAGTAGGTGTTTTTGAAGATCTGTTTACCGTAGGTCGCAAAAAAAGAGCAAAATTAGAAGAACGTAAAGCTTTAGAAAAAGCAAATAAAATTACATCTAAATCAAAACCAAAATCATTTGCAGGAGCTTTTAAAAAAGCAAAAGGTCAAAAGACCTTTGAATTTAAGGGTAAAAGATATGCAAGAGTCACAGCAGACCAAGTTAAGAAATCTGGATTTTCATCTTTAAGAGAGTATTTAAATGCTCAAAGAGATAAAAGAGTTACTCCAACACTTGCAAAAAAAAATGGTTCAAAAGCAACAGCATAAGTATATAAATAAAATGAAAAAGAAAAAAGGTAAAATGTAATGTTTAACAGACTATCTAATAAACAGGTGTCACCTAAAGGTTATAAAGAGGGTGGACGTGTTAAAAAAACAAAAGGAGCTGTATCAAAAAAATCAATGACCGATCAATTTTTTGATGCGATTAATAGAAAAAGAGCAAAAAAAATTTTTGATGTAAGAAAAAGAATTGATGAAAGATTTGAAAAACAACGGCTTGAAGGATTAAGGGAAACAGGAAAAAAAATGTTACCTAAAATGGGTAGTAAAGGTGCAGAAAAAAAATTTGGACGAGTAAGAGTTGTAACACCTGGTGATATAGAGAGAGTTGAACAAAGAAGAAAACAGGACAAGGCTTTTGAAAAAGCAGGTTTTGTGAATACAATTAATTTAAAAAAAGGTGGCATGGCTAAACTAAACCCAGGTCTTAGAAAATTCATGATGAATAAAATGAAAAAGAAAAAAGGTAAAATGTAATGGTTAAAAAATTATTAAAAAAAATAGGTAAGAAAGCTGGTAAAGCGGCAGCTGTTGTAGGCGCTGGTGCACTAGCTTTTAAAAAAATAAAGCAGAACAAGACAAAGAAAACACCTATAAAATCTACAGGTTTAGGAGGCACTCCCACTGATAAATTTTTTGCAAAAAAAGGTTTTACTCTTAAAACTGGAGATGCCAGAGGAGCAGAGGCTGTAGCACGATCAGATAGAGAGAAAAAAGATTTTTTAAAAAAACAGGAGAGAGTTGCAAAAGCAGGCGGTGTTTCAAAATTAAAAATGGGTGGAGCTGTAAAAAGTGGCACTCAACAACTCACTGGTTTTGGAAAAGCAAGGAGAAGATAATGTTAGAAAAAATTAGATCAGTCGTAAAAAATATTTTATGTAAAATTCTTTGCATTAAACAATGCTTATGTAAGAAGAAAAAATAATGACTAAACTTTGTCCTAGAGGTAAAGCCGCAGCGAAGCGAAAATTTAAAGTGTACCCAAGCGCATATGCAAATGCCTACGCCAGCAAAATTTGTGCAGGTAAGATTAAAGATCCATCTGGTGTGAAGAGAAAAGATTTTAGAGGAGCTAAACCAAAAGCCATGGGTGGTAGAGTTTATAAAAAAAATGGAGGGTCAATTGAAGTAACTCCAGAGATATCAACAACTACTGATGAGTATACTAAAAATCTTACACACGGAATTACAATAGGTGGAGGCAAAAAAGATTTTGGGGGAAAAATATCTCTTAAAAAATCAGAGGATAAATTTAAAGGAACTGATTTAAAACGAAAAAGAAAATCTGTTAGACTTGAAGCTGGTAAAGGTAACGTTAGATTTTTTGCAGAAAAAGGAAAAACAAAAGATCCTTTTAGAGGAAAAGGCAGCGATGTAAAAGCGGGAATAACTTTTCGTAAAGAGTTTGCAGGTGGTGGATTAATGGAAGCCACTAAAAGATTAAGAAGACAAGGATTAAAAAGAGGAGGCATTGCAAAAGGATGCGGTGCTGTCATGTCTAATAGAAGAAAAACAACAAAGGTTTTTTAAGGTCATGGCTAAAAAAGGTCTCGACGATTGGTTCAAACAAAAGTGGGTCGATATCGGATCTAAAAGAAAGGATGGATCTTTTGCCAAGTGTGGGAGGTCGAAACAAAAGAAAGACGCGAAAAGAAAATATCCAAAATGCGTCCCGCTTGCTAAAGCAAAAAGGATGTCGGAAAGTCAAAGACGTTCAGCGGTTTCTAGAAAAAGAGCAGCTGGGAATATTGGACCAAAACCTACTAATGTTCCTACCATTGTTAAAAGGGTTAAAAAAGCTGCTGGTGGTGTTACTGAGCCTTATCGTGGTCGTTACATTCGTGGAGATCTTGGTGGTGTTAAAGTATCCAACCCAAGTCTTGTCAAGTATTACAAAGGGATGGTATGACGTGGTGGTTAATCGATCAAAGGTGTCACAACAAGTAACTAAGGCACCGGGTAAGAAAAAATTTAAAAATTATAAAGCGGTTAGACCTATCTTAGAACCATCAACAAAAAAGATGTTAGATAAATATTACAAGGATTTAATAAAATGAGACAGCAAAGTACAATGCCAGCGAGAAACAAAAAGAACTTTAGGCCAACAAAAGCTGGAGCAGGGATGACAAAAGCTGGGGTTGCCGAATATAGAAGACTAAACCCTGGTTCTAAATTAAAAACAGCCGTAACAGGCAAAGTTAAACCCGGATCAAAAGACGCAAAGAGACGTAAATCATTTTGTGCAAGAAGTGCAGGACAAATGAAAAAGTTTCCGAAAGCAGCTAAAGATCCCAACTCAAGACTAAGACAAGCTAGAAAAAGATGGAAGTGTTAAATGGTTGCTAAAGTATCAACAATCAAAAAGAAAATAAAACAAGGTAAAAAACTAGGTTTTAGTGAAAGAGCTAGAGCCGTAAATAAAGGATTGCTTCCATCAAAAGCAAAAAAGAAGGAGAAAAAACGTGGTTAAAAAAATAAAAAAAGTTGCTAAGGCTCTGAAAAAAGCATCTGCTTTACATAAAAAACAAAGTAAAGTCATAGAGAAACATATAAAGGAGATGAGTTATGGGAAAAGACCCAAAAGTAGGAACAGGAAAAAAACCTAAAGGTTCAGGAAGGAGGTTATACACTGATGAAAATCCAAAAGACACTGTTAGAATTAAGTTTGCGACTCCAAGTGATGCTCGAAAAACTGTGGCAAAAGTTAAAAAAATTAAAAAACCTTTTGCTAGAAAAATTCAAATTTTAACTGTTGGTGAACAACGTGCTAAAGTTATGAATAAAAATCAAGTTGCTTCTATTTTTAAAAAAGGAAAAGAGGCAATCAGAAAAACAAGAAAGAAAATATAATGGATGGATTATTTATTGTATCAAAAATACAAAAAATATTAAAAGAAAATATGCAAAGTGTTGTTGACGCCATTTGCATAGGAGGCGTTGACAATATGGAGAAATATAATTATATGTTGGGACAGATAAAAACTTATCAATTAATACTACAGGAAATCTCTAACCTGCTAGATGAAAAGGAGCAAAACGAAGATGAAGGAAATATCATCAAACTCGGAGGTGCCGAAGATTAAACTAGCACTTGAGGATAAATATGAAAAACAAAATAAAGCTCAACCAGAGCCATTAAATCCAGATAATATAAAAAATCAGGTCGATCAATTACCAGAACCGTCTGGCTGGAGACTTTTAGTTTTACCTTTTACACCAAAAGAAAAAACTAAAGGTGGGATTATTATTGCACCAGAAGCATTAGATAAATTTAGAATTGCAACCACTTGTGGTTATGTATTAAAAATGGGTCCTCTTTGTTATCAAGATAAAGATAAGTTTACAGACCCGTGGTGCAAAAAAGGAGATTGGGTGATCTTCGCTAGATACGCAGGATCAAGATTACCAATAGAGGGCGGAGAAGTCCGCATATTAAACGATGATGAAGTATTAGGAACGATCGCAGATCCTGAGTCCTTGCTTCACGTGCTATAACATAGGAGAGGGCTATGCCAGAAGAAAATAAAATGAATACAGAAAATAAAGAGATAGTGGATATAGATACTTCCGGTCCAGAGGTGGATGTAGAATTAAAGGAGGAGAGTAATGATCAAAATAATCAGAACAATAATCAGTCCATTGATACATCTGAGAAATCTAGTGAGCAGCCTGAGATTCAAGTTAGCGAACAAGAGAACATACAAGAGGATGTTAAAAATGAAACTGATCAGCAATCAGACAAAAGTGATACATCTAAAGAAACTAAAAAAGAATTAGATGACTATAGTGAGGGTGTTCAAAAACGAATTGCTAAGTTAACTAAAAAAATGCGTGAAGCGGAAAGACAAAGAGATGAAGCAACACGATACGCAAAAAGTGTTCTTGAAAAACAAAAAGCGGCTGAGAGTAAATTACTAAAAATTGAACCAGACTATGTTCAGTCATTAGAAGCCAGTGTTAAATCTGGTATGGAAGCTGCGATTGCTAAATTAGGTCAAGCTAGAGAAGCAGGTGACATTAAGTCCGAGGTTGAAGCTCAAAAAGAAATAGCTAGATTAGGTGTTCAAGAGGCAAGAATTAATCAACAAAAAGCTGCCTTAGAGACTGTAAAAAATCAACCTCAAGAAGATAAAAATGATAAAGTCTTAGAAACACCTGCTCCAACTCCAGAGGTAGACCCAAAAGCAGAGGAGTGGGCTGCTAAAAATAGATGGTTTGGAACAGATAGTGCTATGACATATACTGCTTTTGATATACATAAAAAACTTACAGAAGAAGAGGGATATGATCCTAAATCTAATGATTATTATACGGAAGTAGATAAAAGAATAAGGCTTGAATTTCCCCACAAGTTTGATAGTAGTCAAACTAAGGAAACGACTAAACCTACACAAACAGTAGCTTCAGCGAAGCGCAGTGTAAAATCCAGTCGCAAAACTGTGAGGCTCACACCGTCACAGGTAACAATCGCTAAAAAATTAGGTGTGCCATTAGAAGAATATGCGAAACAATTACAACTCACGAAGGAGGTATAGGCATATGGAAAACGAAAAAATGAAATCTTCTCGTGCGAGCCAAAGTAGAGCTAAAACAGTTAAAAAAACTACTTGGACTCCACCCTCATCTTTAGATGCACCCCCTGCACCTGATGGGTATAAACACAGATGGTTAAGATCAGAAGTTTTAGGATTTGATGATACTAAAAACATGTCTGGCCATTTAAGATCTGGTTTCGAGCTAGTAAGAGCAGAAGAATACCCAGATAGTGATTATCCAGTATTACAAGAAGGTAAATACAAGGGCGTGATCGGAGTAGGAGGCCTTCTGCTGGGAAGGATACCGAATGAAGTCGTTGAGGCGCGAAAAGAGTATTTTAATAAAATGACTCAAGACAAAACAGACGCTATCGACAAAGACTTGATGAAGGAACAGCACCCTAGTATGCCGATTAATAGTGAGAGGCAGACTCGTGTAACTTTTGGTGGTACGAAGAAAAGTTAATTTTTTAACGATTTTTCTCCAACAAAATAAACTTTAACAAGGAGAAAACAAATATGGCTAACCAAGATGCAGCCTTTGGTCTAAAACCAATTGGCTTTTTGGGTAGTACACCGATGAACTCTGGACTTACAGAATTCGAAGTCGCAGCTTGTGCATCAGCTTTTTCACAAAATGACTTAATGAAAGTTATTAATACTGGAACAGTTGGTATTGCAGCAGCTACTGACAACGGAGCTCTTTTAGGTTCAGCTCAAGGTGTATTTTTTACGGATGCCACTACTAGCAAACCAACATTTGCTAACAATCTTAGAGGTAGTAATGCCGCTACAGATATTAAAGCATTTATTACAGACAATCCGCACCAAGTGTACGAGATTCAGTCTGATAATAGTGGTGCATCACAACAAACAGATGTGTTCAACAACGCTGACGTAGCAGTTTCAGCAGGTGTTACACCAAACTTTATTTCAAAAACTGAGTTAGGTGATAGCACTTTAGCAACAACTACTGCGAACTTAAGAATTATTGGATTTTCTGATGATATCAGAAACAATGATTTTGCTTCAGCAAATGTTAACTTTAAAGTTATCATTCTTGAGCACTTCTATTCAACCGCAACAGGCGTATAATAGGAGGATAACTATATGGCTATAACAAGAGGACAACTAGTTAAAGAACTAGAGCCAGGTTTGAATGCTTTATTTGGCCTGGAGTACAATAGATACGATAACGAACATGCTGAAATCTACGATGTAGAAACTTCAGACAGAGCGTTCGAAGAAGAAGTAATGTTATCAGGCTTTGGTAACGCAGCTGTAAAAGCTGAAGGCCAAGGTGTAACATTTGATTCTGCAAACGAAACGTTCACAGCTCGTTATACAAACGAAACAATCGCACTTGCGTTTTCAATCACTGAAGAAGCGATCGAAGACAACTTGTACGACAGATTAGCAAGCAGATACACAAAAGCTCTTGCAAGATCTATGTCAAACACAAAACAAGTTAAAGCTGCGAATGTTTTAAACAACGCGTTCAACTCATCATTTGCTGGTGGAGATGGTAAGGAGCTTTGTGCGACTGACCACCCAATCGTTGCTGGCACATTTAGAAATGAATTGTCAACAGCGGCTGACTTAAACGAAACATCGTTAGAGCAGTCTTTAATTGACATTGCAGCGATCACTGATGAAAGAGGTTTGAAAATTGCAGCAAGAGGAGTAAAAATGATTATTCCTTCAGAGCTTCAATTTACTGCTGAAAGACTTATGAAGTCTGCAGGTAGAACCGGAACAGCTGATAATGACATCAACGCAGTCGGATCAATGGGAATGATTCCACAGGGTTATACTGTGAACCATTTTTTAACTGATACAGATGCGTTTTTCATTAAAACAGATGTGCCTAATGGATTAAAAATGTTCGTTAGATCACCTGTAAAAACAGCTATGGAAGGTGACTTCACTACTGGAAACGTTAGATACAAAGCTAGAGAGAGATATTCATTTGGATTCTCAGATCCTAGAGGTATCTTCGGATCACCAGGAGCGTAATAATTAAAATATTACAACTAAAGGGGGCTTTCGAGCCCCCTTTTTTTATGCTATTAAAAAACGTATGAAAGAATATATTATTAAAATCTTCACTAAAGAATTAAAAACAGAATTTAATATTCAAAGACAAGAACCTATCTCTGAAATACAAGATGCGCATAAAGATATCATTGACCATCTAGGAAAAAATGATATAGAATGGGAGCCAAACTTGTTAAAATATAATGCAGGTTTTTATATAACCTATGAGGAGGTTGATAATGGTAGAAGACAAAATGTTACTGTTTTCGAAAAAACTAAAACTCGAGTCTAAATGGAACGAGATGTTTCTTGAAAACCAAGGACAAGTAACACCTGAAATGTCAGCTCTAGGAGATGATATCAAAAAAGTTATTAGATCTATCTTAAGAGCACAAGAGAGTCCTAGAAATGCAAAGGATTTAGAAGTACATCTTTTTGCTAGCTAACTAGGCAACAGATAAAAAGTGGTTACACTTTATAAGGATACCTTGCACTTTTTATAAATCTACTATATACAAAAATTACTATACGATTAATTTGAGCATAGACGAGTATAGTCGACGGCCTAGAGACTATGTTCAAAACTAGGAGGATACAATTATGGCAACAACAACTTTTTCAGGTCCAGTTAGATCTGAAAGCACAGTTAAAACTATCAGTAAAAACTCTACTACTGGAGCCATTACTGAAATTATCACTATGGGTGATGCACCCGTAGCGTTGGGAGATGAGAATAAAACTCTTGATGCTGCAACACACAGTGGAAGAACTCTTGTGGTTCCTGCAATCGCAGCTAACAGAACAATTACTTTACCTGCACCAGTTGCTGGTCAAAGTTATAAATTAATTTATGGCGGTGCTGCAGAAGAAGCAGAAAATCTAATTATCGTAACACCAGGAAATACTAACTTTTTCATTGGTTGTATCGTTCATTTAGATTCAAATGCTGATAACGCATCAATTTACTCTAACGGAAGCTCTAACTCAAAGTTAACTCTTACAGATTTTGGTTGCTTTGAAATTAATATTATAGCTAAAGATAGTACGAATTACTTTATTCACGGTTATGCAGAAAGTGCAGATGCACCTGCATTTGCGAATCAGTAATATATAATTTTGTGGGGGCTTCGGCCCCCACAGTTTCTTGATTAAGGAGGGAAACAATGGCAGACACAGTAACAGGTCCAACTATCTTGCAACAAAATGACAAGAGAGTGACCATAAAAATAGTAAACCAATCAGATGGAACCGGTGGAACAACTGTATTCGCGGATGTATCTGCACTAGCGGCTAACGCTGAAGGGCAGTCTTGCACTACAGTAAGTTTACAAAGAGTTTGGTGGTCATGTTCAAATGGAGATGGTCAAGACTCTTTTGCTCGTTTAGATTATGAAGATTCTGATGGAGATATTCCAATTATAACTTTAATAGATTCTGGATACTGGGACTTTAGAGAATTTGGTGGAATACCAGCAAACACTTCATCAAACTCAAATCAAAACGATGTAAATTTTGTTGTTCCAGGTACAGCTGATGATGGAAATACTTATACAGTTGTTGCAGAGTTTATAAAAAATTACTAGGAGGGTAGATGGCTAATACTACTTCTGGAACAGTAACGTTTGATAAAACTTTTGCAGTCGATGAAATTATTGAAGAGGCATACGAAAGAATTGGATTACAAGCTGTTTCTGGATATCAATTAAAAACGGCAAGAAGATCTCTGAACATTCTTTTTCAAGAATGGGGTAACAGAGGTGTTCATTATTGGAAAGTCGGAGAAACTAATATAGATTTAATTGAAGGCCAAACAGAATATAATTTTTTTAGATCATCAGGTGATGGAACGAGTTCAACAACTAATGCACCATCAAGTGTTTTTGGTGTGGCTGATATACTAGAAGTAACTCTTAGAACTAATCGAACACAAACTACGCAAGCTGATCAAGCGCTTACAAAAATAAATAGAGCAGCCTATTCTGCATTAGCAAATAAATTATCAAAAGGTACACCGTCACAATATTATGTGCAAAGGCTCATTGATAAAACAACGCTTACTGTTTATCCAACTGCTGACTCATCTAATGCATCAAAAGATTTACATATTTATTTTGTAAAAAGAATACAAGATGTAGATGCTACATACACTGATGCAACAGATGTTCCATATAGATTTGTGCCTTGTATGGTTTCTGGATTATCATACTATCTGGCACAAAAGTATGCACCAGATAGAATACAAACAATGAAATTATTATACGAAGATGAATTTTCAAGAGCTCTAGCAGAAGATGGATCTTCTTCTAGTTCGTTTATTACACCTAAAACTTATTTTGGTGAGGGGGTTTGATGACAGGATTTGCAAAAGGTAAACATGCAAAAGCAATATCAGATCGATCAGGTATGGAGTTTCCTTATCGTGAAATGGTCAAAGAATGGAACGGATCTTTAGTGCATATATCAGAATATGAATCTAAACACCCACAGTTAGAACCACGTGCCTATGCTGGTGATCCACAAGGATTAAAAGATTCAAGAGTAGATCGAACAGAACCAGAGGCATTAATATTACTAGAGCCGGATTCATTTGAAACAATAGCCTCAGGATCAGGTATTATAAATGTGTCTGAAAAAGGTCATGGTCGATCGACTGGAGATACTGTTCGATTTAGAGGACCAATATCTACAACATCAGACCCTGATGGTTTTGAAAACCCTAAAAGTTTTGATGGTATTGATGGTTCAAACATTGCCAAGTCAGCAGGTTATTCTATTACAGTGGGTAGAAAAGATTCTAGTGGTAGTGTGATTAGCAGCACAACAGATGATTTTTATACCTTTACTGTTGATACCAATACCGCTACAACAGGAGGAGTGTCTGGTGGAGGAGAATTTTGCACCTCTGGACCAGTCACGTTAGAGAGTTAATATGTCAGGGATAAGTTATACAAATTTAAGAACAAAGATTAGAGACTACACAGAAGTAAGTAGCACTGTTTTATCTGATACTATTATTGAGGGTATTGTTTTAGATGCTGAATATAGAATTTATAGAGATGTTCCAATTGATGCTTACAGAGATATACAAGTTACAAATTTCACAACTGATCAAGATTTTGTAAATTCACCTGCTGGCGCACACGTTGTTAGAGCAGTACAAGTATTTGATGCAACTTCTGGATCAACAGGTGCTAATAAATATTTAATTAAAAAAGATGTTACCTTTTTAGAAGAATACATTTCAGCTAATACTTCTACTGGACAACCTAAATATTATGCTATGGGTCAAGGCGGAACAGGAGATGGAGCAACAACTTCAGGTAAAATTAGAGTGGTGCCTGTGCCAGATCAAGCGTATGTGGCTCAAATACATTTTACAAAAATCCCAGATAAATTAGAAGCGAGCAGTAATGAAACAAATTACATCAGTTTAAATTTTCCAAATGGTTTATTGTATGCATGTTTGGTAGAAGCTTTTGGATTCTTGAAAGGTCCACCAGATATGATACAATACTATGAACGAAGGTATCAAACTGAGATACAAAAATTTGGAGGCGAACAAATAGGACAACGTAGAAGAGATGACTACACTGATGGCACAATCAGATTACCAGTCAACTCTCCAACACCTTAGGATTAAAATATGGCATCATCATTTTCGACATTAGGAATAGAACTCATAGCAACAGGAGAAGCATCAGGTCTTTGGGGTGATAAAACTAATGTTAACTTACAGATGTTTCAAGAAATTACATCTGGTTATGTTGCAAAATCAATTGCTGGTGGTGCACAAACAACAGCATTAAGTATTACGAATGCTACAGTTGGTAGTGATGCAAGACAAGCCATTATTGAATTAACAGGAACAATAACAGGAAATCAAATTGTAACAGTTCCAGATTCATTAGAAAAAGTTTATATTGTAAAAAATTCAACATCAGGATCACACACAGTTCAGTTTAAAACAGCATCAGGAACTGGAGTTACTTTTGCTGCATCAGATAAAACTACAAAATTAGTTTTTGCAGATGGGACTAATATTGTTGATACAGGTTTTTCACCGAGTGTTGCAGCTGATGATATTTCAGAAGGAGATGCTGCAGTTACAATCGCAACATCAAGCGGAGATATTACAATAGATTCACCTGCTGATATTGTTCTAGATGCTGACGGGGCAGATGTTTTATTTAAAGATGGTGGCACAACAATCGCAACACTATCAAATTCTTCTAGTGATTTTGTTATTACAACAGGTGTTCAAGATAAAGATTTTATTGTTAAAGGTGATGATGGTGGATCTGCAATTACTGCGCTAACACTAGATATGTCCGCAGCAGGGGCTGCATCTTTTAATTCAACAGTTACAGCGAACGCTGGTGTTATTGTTGACAACATTACTATTGATGGAACTGAAATAGATTTAAGTTCTGGTGATCTAACTATTGATGCTGCCGGAGATATTGTTTTAGATGCTGATGGTGCAGATATATTCTTGAAAGATGCTGGTACAACTTATGGAAGTTTAACTAATTCATCTGGTAATTTAATTATAAAATCAGGAACAACAACTGCTGCAACATTTAGTGGCGCAAACGTTACATTAGCAGGAACAGTGCAAGGAACTACGATTACAGCAACAACAGCTTTTGTTCCAGACGCAAGTGATGGAGCAGCTCTTGGCACTTCATCTTTAGAGTTTTCAGATTTATTTTTAGCTGATGCTGCAGTCATTAATCTGGGAAATGATCAAGACGTAACACTTACACACGTTGCAGATACAGGTATTTTATTAAACGCTGCTAATGTCATACAGTTTAGAGACTCTGGTTTAACAATTGGATCTAATGCAGACGGTGATTTAGATATTGTATCTGATGGAACTGCAGTTGATTCTATTAATGTAGAATCTGCAGGTGGTATTACGTTAGATGCTGGCACTGCGGCTAGCGGTATTATCTATGAAGATGATGGCACTGAGATGATGCGTATTCATAACTCATCAAGCGATGTAATTATTGAATCAAAAGTATCAGATAAAGATATCATCATTAAAGGTAACGATGGTGGCTCTACGGTTTCAGCTTTGACATTAGACATGTCTGCTGCAGGTGCAGCTTCATTTAATGCAGGAGTGACCGCTAATGCAGGTATTGAAACTAAAAATGGTGCAACAGGTGCTGGATTTGTTAAATTTTTTGAAGACTCAGATAATGGAACAAACGCTATTACACTTCAAGGACCAGCATCAACTGGTGATATTACATTTACGTTACCATCAGCAGACGGATCAAACGGACAATCATTGGTTACAAATGGATCGGGTGTTTTAAGTTTTGCCAGTGCAAGCGGTGGCGGAAAAGTTTTACAAGTTGTTACTGCAACTCACTCAACTGCTGTAACACAAACTTCAAATTCTTTTGCAACATCTGGATTAACAGCAACAATAACTCCATCATCAAGTTCAAATAAAGTTTTAGTTTTAACTTCATCTGCAATTCAAGTGTTTGGAGATGGTTCAAGTTCTTCTGGTAGAGTTGGATTAGTAGGTTTATTTAGAGGAACAGTATCGGCAACAAAATTAGTAGAACATCAAGCTGGTATTAGTATGGTTTCTGGTACAACAAGTGTAAACGATCATACTTTCAATACTGTATCTTTTGCATTTCTTGATAGTCCAAGTACAGCTTCATCACAAGTATATACTGTTGGAATTTCTGGAAGTGGTGCTGGTGAAGTACTGGCACAAGGAGACAGTAATACAAGCTCAATAACTTTATTGGAGATAAGTGCATAATGAATAACATACAAAAAATTTTAAAAGCAATTAGAAAAATTAACCCTAATTCTCAAATGAATATTTTAGGAGAAGATATAGATACTTGCACTATAACTTGGTTAGAAGATACACCACCTATTTCTAAAGAAGATATTAAAACACAAATGCCTATTGTTGAACAAGAAGCATTAGATGCTGAAACAACAGCAGCAAATAAAAAAGTATCTGGAAAACAAAAACTAAAAGACTTGGGATTAGATGATGACGAAATTCAAGCATTATTAGGAGTATAGCATGTTGCAGAAACTAAAATTTGCACCTGGTATTAATAAACAAATTAGTTCTTCAGCTGGTGAGGGACAATGGACTGATTGTGATAATGTTAGATTTAGGTATGGTATTCCTGAAAAGATAGGTGGTTGGACTCAGCTTGGTGATACAAAAATTACAGGTCGTAATACAGCGATTCATCATTTTGTAACAACATCAGGTATTAAATATGCAGCGCTTGGAACTAACAGAGTATTGTATGTTTACTCAGGTGGTATTTTTTATGATATCCATCCAATTAAATCAACAACAACTCTAACAAGTGCGTTTACAACTACTAATGATTCATCAACCGTTACGATTACATTTGCTAGTGCACATAATATTGAGAAAGTTGGAGATATTGTTTTATTAGATAATTTTTCATCTATTACTAATTCTAATTTTGCAGCTAGTGATTTTAATGATAAAAAATTTGCAGTTACAACTATTCCCTCTGAAACAACAATTACCATCACCATGCCGTCTGCAGAGTCTGGCTCTGGTGCTACCACATCTGGAGGAATAAGGGTTCAACACTATTTTCCTGTGGGTTTAGCATTAGAGACAGCGGCGACTGGTTGGGGTCTTGGACAATGGGGAGGTAGATTATCAGGACAGTTTACATCAACACTATCATCATCTCTAACAGATAGTGCTACAAGTTTAACGATGGCAAGTTCATCTTCGTTCTCTTCATCTGGAACAGTATTGATTGGAACTGAACTTATTGTTTACGCAGCAAACAATGATGCTGGAACACTGTCAGGTTTAACAAGAGGAGCACAAGGAACTACTGCTGCTGCTCACAGTTCTGGAGCAACGGTAACTGATGCTGCATCTTTTGCTGCTTGGAACAGTGCACCATCAGGAGATGTTGTTACTTCGCCAGGAATTTGGTCGCTTGATAATTTTGGTAATTTACTTATTGCAACCATTAACAATGGTGAAACATTTAGTTGGAATTCTGAAATTACAGATGCAAATGCAACTCGTGCAACTATTTTAGCAAACGCACCTACAGCAACTACAACAACTTTAGTATCCACACCCGATAGACATTTAATATTTTTTGGAACTGAAACAACGATTGGTACAAAATCAACAAGAGATCCCATGTTTATCAGGTTCTCAGATCAAGAAAGTATTAATGCAACGACATCTTATACTCCATCATCAACCAATACTGCCGGCACACAAAGACTGGCCGACGGATCACGGATCGTTGGAGCTATTCGTGGTCGTGATGCAATCTATGTTTGGACGGATACAGCGTTATTTATTATGCGTTTTGTTGGACCCCCGTTTACATTCTCATTTCAACAAGTTGGAACTAACTGTGGTTTGATTGGACAGAACGCTGCGGTTGAAGTTGATGGAACAGCTTATTGGATGTCAGAGAATGGTTTCTTTAGATACACTGGTAAACTAGAATCATTGCCGTGTTTAGTTGAAGATCATGTTTACGATGATTTAAATACAACGCCAAGGCAACACATCAACGCTGGACTAAATAATTTGTTTGGTGAAGTGATGTGGTTTTATCCAAATGCTGGATCAAACACAGTTAATAGAATGGTGTCTTATAATTATTTAGACTCAACAGCTGCAAGACCCATCTGGTCAATTGGAACATTAGATAGAACCGCTTGGTCTGATTCTGCAATCTTTGGTAAGCCTCATGCAACGGACTACGATGATAGCTCAAATGTGGATTCAACATCAACAACCTATGTGCAAGGTAATCAAGATGGTTGTTCTGTTTACTATCAACATGAAACAGGACTTAACCAAGTGTTGTCAGGACAAGCAACAGCAATTACTGCAAATATTAAATCAGGTGATTTTGATATTGGTCAACGTGAAGGATTACAAGGTGATGGTGATGCAATGATGAGAGTTAGTCGTGTGTTACCAGATTTTTTATCACAAACAGGAAACGCAACAATACAATTAGATTTAAGAGATTTTCCAAACGATACTGCAGCGAGCTCATCACTTGGTCCATTTACTGTTAGCCCTGCAACACAAAAAATAGATACACGTGCTAGAGCTAGATTTATAGCGTTAAAAGTTTCTAATGATTCTACAAATCAGTTTTGGAGACTTGGAACATTTAGAATAGATTACAACTCGGATGGTAGAAGATAATGGCTAAAATTGTGCAATCACTAACACAACCCAATCAAGAGTATGATGTCATCACAGCAAGATCACTGGTTCGTGATATTGATGGTATTGTACAAAAATTAAATACAACATTTCAACAAGATTTAAAGGATGAAGTTGAGGCACAAAATTTCTTTTTAAATTAATGGCTAATACCTTTATTAATAAAAAAGCAGATTTAACCACAACGAGTGTAACCACATTATACACGGTTCCTAGTGCAACAACCTCAGTTATTAAATCCATACTCGTGTCTGAAGACTCAGGGAACGCGGACACTATAACAGTAACAATTACAGACACATCAGATGATGTATTTAGCTTATTTAAAACAAAGTCCATTAGTGCAAATGGAACAACAGAATTACTAACAAATCCGCTAGTTGCTACAGAATCTGAAATTATAAAAGTGACCGCTGCTACAGCAAATCGACTCCATGTGGTGCTATCAGCCCTAGAAATTAAGCCAAGAGAGGTAACAACATAGTATTGATTTATATTAAAAAAACTAGTAGATATAAAGGTTCAGGTGAAATACCTGCTGTTTAGTTAAGATGACAAACAAAGATATGCAGGTAATTATTGGTTTTTATAAAAAATTTGACCGATATAAAGAAAATACCAACGAAGACTTGTATCAACATATACTGCCATCTTTCCAATTAAAACAATATAAAATACACAAAGACGGAGACAACGTGATTGCTTTTACAAATTGGGCTTTTTTAAATAAAGAAGCTGAAAACAGATATGTTAAAACTGCTGACTTAAATCCAGAAGATTGGAACAGTGGTAATAGATTATGGCACATTGATACTTTGTGTATAGGTAATATTTTAAAAGTGCATCGTTGGACTAAACAATATTTCACAAAATTATTAGGAGTAAATAAAACAATAAGTTGGTTAAGAGTTTTAGCTAACGGAAAAATTAAAAGACAAACAAAAATTTTAACGAAAAAAATATGGGATCGATAGTAAGAAAAATAACAAAACCAGTTACAAAAGCTGTTAAAAAAATAACAAAACCAATTAAGAAGATAGTAAAAAGCCCTTTAGGTAAAGCTGCGCTTTTAGCTGGAGGTGGTTATTTTCTTGCTCCTTCTCTTTTTGCTAGCGGTGCTGGATTAGGATCTTTTGCAACTAATGCAGGAAGACAAGTTTTTTTTCAAGAGGCTTTAAAAAGAGCTGCTATTAATGCTGCCGCACAAGGTCTAACTGGCGGTAAAGTAGATTTAAAAAGTGCGTTAGTGTCTGGAGGTGTGGGTGCATTTGTTCCAACAGTAGGACCTATTTCTGGAATTGAAAACCAAGTATTAAGAGAAGCTGCAATAGGTGGTATTACTAGTTTAGGAACACAAGCAGCATTAGGTAGAGATATTAATCTAGGACAGGCTGCAGTTGCTGGAGGTCTTTCTGGAGGATTACGAGGTTTACAAAACGTAAGAGCTGACAGAACTTTCTTTGGCGGTGATCCTACAACGACACCTACACCTTTCACACCAGAAACAAGAGTTGTTCCGGGAAGTGGTGTAGTAGAAACTTCTGGTGATCCTGCTTTTCAAACTGTTCCTGACGTTGCAACGAGGGGTGCTTTTGCAGATGTAGAGACTGATCCTCCTGGAGGAGCAGTAGGTTTTGAACCCATACAAGGAAAACTTGGTCAAACTGCACAAACAAGAATTACACCTGTAGAACCAGGAGCTGCTGGTGAGGTTGTTAAAGGCGCTGTTAGACGACCAACAATTAGTGAAAGGTTGTCCGGTGTTGGAGAAGGTATTAAGGGAATATTTGAAAAAGATGCAACCGTTAAAGATAGAACAGCTTCTGCTTTAAGTTCTTTAAAAGAATTATCAGGAACAGCTGCAGATCGACCAATTATTTCTGCTGTTGCTTTAGGAACACTTGTTGCTTCAGCTAATCTACCTCAAGTAGAAGATGAAACTGATCAAGAATTTAAAAAAAGAAAATCTAATGTAAGTAAATACTTAAGACAATACGGAAGTAAATTTTACAGTGGTGATGAGTTAGATGATTTTGTTAATTCGTATTTAACAGAGTATGCAAAGGGAGGTGTTGTTTCTTTAAACGCTCCAAGAGATATGTATCTTGAAGGTGGTAAAGTTTATTTAGAAGAAGGTGGTCGACCAGAGGATATGGTGAGTTTCACAGATTTTCCTAGTGGTGTAATCTATATGGATCCAGAGGGTAATCCAATAACAAAAGAAGAATTTTTAAGAAGAACGATGGAAGCTGAAGAAGAAGAAAAAAAACAGATTAAAGAACAATTAGATATTGATGAAGATAAAGAAGCACCTTCTATTAAAAAAGCAGAAGGTGGTATGGTTGATGTAGATGAAAACGAGTTTATGCAATATATGAAAAATTTTCCTAATCCTAGTTTAAAAGATTTTAAATTAAGAAAAAAACAAAATCCAGATTTTTTAACACCAGATAGATCTAGAGCAGCTAAAGGTGGTATTGCAGAAATAGACCTAAGAGAAGAAGGTGGATTTGTTCCTATGGGTAAAAAAGAGAAAGCAGATGATGTACCAGCAATGCTTAGTAAAAATGAGTTTGTTTTAACCGCTGATGCTGTTAGAGGTATTGGTGACGGTAATGTTGAAAAAGGTGCTCAAAGGTTATATGACCTTATGGGTGAAGCAGAAAAAGCAGGAAGAGGAGTAGCATAATGGCTGAAACAACAGTAACAAGACAACTACCAGCAGAATTTATTGAAGCATTAGGTAAGACTTATGCTGATCAACTAACTGATGTTGCAGCAAGACCTATTGATACTGCTGCTTTTGCACCTAGAGTTGCGGCACAAGATCCACTACAAACTCAAGCTGCGCAACTTGCAGCCTCTGGTGTTGGATCATTTCAACCTTTTGTAACTGCAGCACAACAAGCAGCAACGCAAGCTGGCACCACACTTGGTGGAGTTCCAGCAGCAATCACTGCAGCAGATTTAAGATTAGCTAATGTTCCTGCAGCAATCACGGCTGCACAACAAGGATTAACAGCAGCTGGAACTGAGCTAACAGGTGCAGGTACGACATTAGGAGGAGCACAACCATTCATTACTCAAGCAGCAGGGCTCACGGGTCCAACAGCATTTAGAGATTTTTTATCTCCTTTTCAACAAGATGTCATTGATACAACACTTACAGAGTTTGATCGACAAGCGGCGGCAAGACAAGCTCAACAATCTGCAGCAGCATTAGGAGTTCCCGGTGCTTTTGGTGGTGGTCGTGAAGGAGTTTTACAAGCAGAGTTTCAAGCAGGATCCGATAGAAACAGGGCAGCATTACAGGCAGATTTATTACAAAAAGGTTTTGAACAAGCGCAACAATTAGCAGGTCAAGATTTTACTAGAAGACTAGGTTTAGCACAAGCACAGTCAGGACTTGCTGGACAGCAAGCAGCGCTAGCTCAACAAAGAGCAGGACTTGCAGGTCAACAATTAGGTATTGGTCAAGCTGAACAAAGTTTAGCACAATCTGCATTAGGGATTGGTGGAGCACAACAAAGTTTAGCACAACAACAATTAGGTACAGGTCAGTTTCAAACAGGCCTTGCCTCTTTAGTGCCACAATTACAAAGAGCTGATATTTCTCAACTAGGAACTGTTGGTGGTGCTCAACAAGCATTCGCTCAAGCACAACTAGATGCTGCAGCTGCTGCAGCAAGAGAAGCTGCATTTGAACCTGTTCAAAGAACAGGTTTCTTTGGAGCAGGAGTTACAGGTTTAATGGGTGGATATCCGGGTCAAACGCAATTCCAAACAACACCTAGCCCTAGTCCATTACAAACTGCACTAGGAGCAGGAGCAACGTTCGCAGGAATCTATGGAGGTTTAGGGGGAAAATTTCCTAAACTATTTGGATAATGAGTAGAGTATTAAAAAGACCTATGTTTAGAAAAGGTGGTCCTGTTATGGAAGGAATCATGAATGGTATTGTTGATAGACAACAGATGCAGGAAGGTGGCCCAGCTAGACAATATAGATTTTCTGAAACCCCTATTGCAAAAGCAGGTGAAGCATTAACGGCTTATGGTCCAAATGCAGCTATTGCTGGTGTTTATGATTTAGCAGCCGTTCCTATTAACACATTAGGAAGATTGTTTGGTTATAATCCAGGTTTATCTGGTACTAAATTTGTGGATACTTTAACAGGTGGAAGATTTAGTGAGTTTACAGGATATGATCCTGACAAAGCTAAATTTTTAGGATTTGATACAAGCGCTAAAAGAGGGTTCACCACACCTTCAATGCAAGAAAAACCAGACGCTCCACCTCCACCTCCACCTCCACCACCAAAAGAAAAACCAAAGCAAACGGATGTAGCTTTAGACAAAAAAGAAAATGAATTACTTACAACATACAGTGAGCTATTACCTATGTTGGAAACAGCTTTAGCTCAAGATGAAGATGAAACAATTAGAAATAGATATTTACAGCTTGCAAAATTTGGAGCTAGTTTAGCAGCTCAACCCGGTGGAAGTTTAACCAGAGCTATAGGTAGAGCAGCTGTTCCAGCCATAGCTGGACTAGAAAAAGAAGTAGCGGATAGACAAGCTAGAGAAACACTTGCTAAAAGAGTTGCATTAGAAACAGCGATAAAACAAACTACAGATTTAGGACGAGTTGGAGAGGCAATTAGAGATACTAAAAAAATTATTCCAAAAAAACAGGGAGAGAGTGAAGAAGCTTACAATCAAAGAATATACAATGAAGTAGTTAATAGAGACACAGATACTGGAAGAAGAACTAAAGAATCTATAGTCGATAAAAATGAAGAGGCCATCGAGGATTTAGGTATTCCTAAATTTAAATCAAGAAGAATAGCAAGACAAATGGATGAAAATAATTTAACCATAGCTGATGTTAATGAAAAACCAAAAGACAAATCAAAAATAGAACCAGGTAAATATTATATAGATAAAGATCAAGGTTTATTTAAATGGGATGGAAAAAAAGTTATTAAACCTGGTCAAAAAGGATTCTAATAAATAGGAGAGCGAATGTCGTCTGAAAAATTTTTAAGTTTAGATGATTTATATCCTGAAGGTAGTAAATCTTCAAAAAAAGAAGATGATGTTGGTTTTTTTGAATCAGCACTAGCTGGGGTAGCAACAGGTCTTTGGAACATACCAAAAGGTATTGTTTCATTAGGGGCAGAGGTATTTGATTTAATCGGTGATACAAACACAGCTAGAGACGTAGAGCAATGGTTTGATGATGTTAATCCTTTTGATGATGAAGCAGAAGCTAGAACTGTTGGAAAAATTATGACAGCCATAGCATCAATAGGACCTGTGGCAGTAAAAGGAGCACAAATTGGTGTTCAAACAGCGATCAATGTTAGAAAAACACAATTTGCAAAAGATCTTGCAAAACGAGCAGTCAAAGCAAAACAAGACGGAAAAATATTAAACCTATCAAGAATCGGTGAAAAGATTATGGGCCCAGCGACATCTAAATTAGGGGGTGCTGTTATTGGTGGGGGCGTTGGTGAAGCGTTAGTTGCAGATGAAGATATTGGAACTTTTGCAGATATTGCCCGAGGGACATCATTAGAGCCTCTTGCTATAACTATGATGGACAAAGAAACTAAAGAAGGTCGATCAGAAGCCTTTCGTAGACTACAAAATAGATTAAAGTTTGGGACTGAAGGAGCTTTATTTAATTTAGCTTTAATAGGTGCTGGAACAGGAATAAAAAATTTAAGAAAACCAGCAGGAAACTTTGTTCAAAAAAGTACGGGTCAAGAAGTAACAGAGGCTCAGATTAAAGAATTAAATATCCCAAAAGAAGATCTTGATTTTATTGAAACTGGATTGCCAGAATACTCTGATAATCAACTTGTTCGTTTTTTACAAAAAGCTTTTTATGGCTTAAAACCAGAAAGAGAGGGGACCAAACAAATATTTGAAAGCTCAAGATTTTCAACAGATCGAATTAAAGCAGTTGAAATTGCATCCACAAAAGCAGCTCAAGATTTAGATCTTGCTATAGATAAAATATTTCCAGCGATTGAAAAAGATTATCTTGTTGCAGGTAGAAAGTCTTTAGATCAAACCTCAGATGCAAAAGAAAATCTTCTTTCAGATTTATATGATGTTTTAAGACCACAAGCTCCAGATGAAAAATTATTAAAACCAAAAGCTAAAGACCAAGCAATTCAAGACGTAGAAACCGTTATTCAATATAAAAATTTGCAAAGAGAAATATTACAAAAAACAGATGAACTAACTAGGTTAAATGTCTCAACACCAATTCAAAATCAAGGTTCACAATTTACCGCACAAAAAAATAATATTGTTAATCAAATTAAAAAATTAAAAAGTGAAATGGATAAATTAGGAGAAAAAAATAAAGGCATGGAGGGTCTTCAAAAACTATCTGATAAAATTACAGATCGAGGTATTTTTAAAACTACAGACTATAATATCTCTCCTAAATTTAAAAAAATATTAGATAAAATTGAAAGCTCTGGAGGAAGTTCAAAAAATATTAGAGAAGCTGTATTAGGTTTTAGAGTAGCGATTGATAACATGTCTGTAAAATTATTGCAAAATCAAATGCCTAAAGAGATTGCAGACGATATAAAAAAAAATTTAGGGTCTTATTTAAATACACAATATAGACAATTTGAAAATTTAAGTATTTTAAAAAAATATAAACCCTCAGGGGAACAAATAGAAAAGGCAGTTAAATCAGTAATAGCAAATAAAGAAAAAGCATTTTTTCAAAAAGAAAAAAGATTACCAACTTTAAGTGAAAAAAAGGATTTGATTCAAAAAGCAAACGATGAAGTTACAGCGTTTACAAAAGCATCAACAGTTGATGAGGTTCCGGATTTAACAGATCCTGCAAAATTAGTCTCAAATAAACCCACTAAGTCGGAAGTTGACTCTCTTGTAATTCAAGACTCAATATTGAGAAATAAAGTTTTACTCCCTTGGCAAGAAGAATTAGCTGGTTTAATAAAAAATCCAACTTACGCTTATCAAAAAACAATTAGTAAACAAGCAAGATTAAATTATAGTTTAGACTATTTAAATGATGTTGCAAAATTTGGAAGCACGGGTCCGGGAAAATTTATATTTAAGGAAAGCGAACTAAGCCCAAAAGATTTAACAGATACAAATAAATTTAAAAAAGTAGATTCAAAAGGAGCTAATAAAGTTACTAATGCTTTGGAAGGATTATATGTCAAAGCTCCATTACATGATGCAATTTTTGATACCACAAGTAATTGGTTACAAAGCGATGGTATAGGTACTTATTATAAATATACCATATTAGCACCAAAAGCAGCCTCACAAATTGCAAAAACAATTTTATCTCCGATTACTCACGTAAGAAATTTTATTAGCGCGGGTGCTTTTGTTGGTGCAAACGGGGCTGCTTTTCCTAATTATGGAGATATTAAAACTTTAGCCCCTAAATTTTTAGGAGGAGAGGGTGTTTTTTCAAAAGCCTATGATTTGACTGGTAAAAGAATATTAGGAACAATGACCAAAGCTGATGATCAATTATATGAAAGATTAGTTAATGTTGGAGTTGTAGATAGTCAAGTTCAAGTAGGAGAGGCAAAAAAATTAATTCAAGATATTTTATTAGATCCAGCTGCAGCAGATCGAAAAGTTTATAATAATTTATCTAATAATCTTACAGACAAAATAAAAAAAATATATGCAAAAACACAAGACGCGTATGTTGCGGAAGATGACTTTTGGAAAATCACTAATTTTTTTCTAGAAAGAAATAGATATAGTAAAGTGCTTGGTGATTTAAAAATTGATAAAGATAACTATCGAGGTATATTACAAAGCGATCCAAAGGCCATAGCTTCATTAGGAAAAAATGGAGAGAATGTAGCAAAATATTTTAGAAAATTAGCACAAAGAGCAGACTACGCAAACAAAAGTTTTGATAATTTCTTAGATGAAATATCGGGTAATTTAACAAGAAACTTAGTTCCGAACTATGCGTATGTTGGAAGAACTGCTAGAGCACTACGTGCTTCTCCATTTGGTAATTTTATAGCATTTCCAATTGAAATTTTAAGAACGGGAAATAATATATTTACAAGAGCGATTGATGACATCACTAGTGGAATACCACAAATAGAAGCACAGGGTTACAAAAGATTATTTAGTTTTGGAATTACAGTAGGTGGTATACCATATGGTATAGCAGAAACTTCTAAAGCTATTCATGGAGCAACGGACGAAGAAATAAGTGCATTACGTCGAATGGTTCCAGAGTGGTCAAAAAATTCTACATTAGTAATTAGAGGAAGAAATGAAAAAGGTTATTTAAAATATACAGATTTTAGTTATTCAAATGCTTATGATACTCTAATTAGACCATTTAATGCTATTGTAAATGAAATATCTCAAGGAACTGGAGATAGAGATTCTTTAATGAAATCATTAGCTAAAGGCATGGGTGGTAGTTTAAGAGAAATATTAGAGCCTTTTGCAACTGAATCTATATATACTGAAGCATTGCTTGATGTAGTTATTAGAAACGGAATAGGTCGAGAGGGAAGAAGGATTTGGAGCGAAGAGGATGATTTTGGTAAAAGATTATTTAAGTCTGTTGGACACTTAGCTAAATCCCTAGAACCCGGCTCGTTTAGACAATTTATAAGACTAGGTGAAGCAGCTGGACAAAAAGCAGATAACTACGGTGCAACTTTTAATGTCTTTGATGAACTACAAGGTTTAGCTGGATTTAGAGTTCTTCAAGCAGATCCCGAAAGAGCAATGACATATAAAACTACAAGGTTTGGTAGAAATTTAAAATTAGATGAAAATTTATTTACCTCTCCTTTACTTCGTGGTGGAAGAATAACACCAAAAGAAATAATTGATACCTATAAATATTCTGAATCAAGAAGATATCAAACAGCAAAAGAATTTTATAAAGATATAGAAGCAGCTAGAAAACTTGGTATGAGTGAAAATTTAATTAGAAAAAAAATTAAAGGTAGAAAAGGTATAAAAAGAAAAGTTGTAGATAAAATTTTACAAGGTAAGTATGAACCAAATCAACCTAGTGAATTTTTTAAAGATAGGATTAGAAAAATTACAAATGATTTAAATGAAAAAGAAAATGTTGATTTAGAAAATCCTTTTACAGTAGCTCGTCCTTTTTTAAATGAAATTATTTTAGAAAATAAAAATAGAGATTTAATAAATGAAGAGATATCTTTACCCGATTTTACTACTGAAGATATTGAAAGAAGTGGTAGAAGTTCTTTTACCATACCATTTCAAACACCCCCTCTAGGTTCAACACCAGCACCTAATCCTGATATTATTCAGACACAAACACCATTGACGTCAGAGCAAACTATCGATAGAATTAGAGCCTTTGGAGGAAGATAATGGCAAAAGATCCTAAAACAACTGGAGAACACATTGTAGCTTTGTATGGTTATATTACAGGATTAAAAAAAGATGTGCATTCGATAAAGAACAATCATCTCAAACACATGCACCAAGACATTGATAAGACCTCTAAAAAGATAGATTATGTGCTAGGACTCATTATTACTGGGTTGGCGTTTTTAGCCGCAAAAGGCCTAGATCTGCTATAAAAAAACCCTCTCAGATGCCCCAGAATTAACGAAACAACCTTGACAGGACTCATAGTACCTCTTATATTTTGTTGCAAAGCAACACAAACAAGGAGATTTATATGTTCCCAACTTACACACAAGTAAAAGAATTTTGGACAGGTTATTTAAAAAATGTTCAAACTTTTTGGACAGATTTTTACAAAGATATTTCAAATAAAAAAGATTAAATCCAATCTTTTAATTCTTCACCCATGATGGTGGAGGCAATATCTATTTTCTTACGAAGGGCCTTGACGATTTTTTCGTCAACGGTTCCTTCAGCTAAAATATCAATATAGGTCATAGATTTTTTTTGACCAATACGATCGATACGGGCTTCTGATTGTTGTCTTAATAATAAGTCATAACCATTAGAATAATAGATCATGGTTGATGCACCTGTTAATGTAATTCCGTATCCTCCTGTTTGTGGCGTTCCGACCAAGAATCGTGTAGGACTGGATATATCTTGAATCTGTTTAATCGCTTTTTGACGATTCTCTGTAGACGTGTCACCATAATACGTAACAATCGAATTGCTTCCATATTTTTTTTCAACCTCCTTTACAATTGTTTCTATATCATTTTTCCAATGCGCCCATATAATAACTTTTCCGCTTGTTTCATCTAGAATATTAATAAGTTCTATAATTCTTTCATTTTTTAATTTTTGAACTGTACCATCATCAGACTTAAAATGTCCACAAGTAATCTGATGAAGTCTCATAAGTTGAGTTAAAACTGTTGCAGTAGTAACAACTTTACCATTAAGTTCAGCGAGCGCTAATTGTTTCATTTGATTGTAAACGTTAGATTGTTCAGAAGTTAATTGTATGATTCGTTTCATATATGTTTTTTCTGGTAAATCTAAACAATCATCTTTTAAAACTCTGTAAGAAAAAGATTTTAGTTTGTCGGACAGTTCTGCTAGGTTTCTGTAACCAACTACAATTTGTACAGAGCGACCACCAAAGTTAGCGGTTTTCATTAAAGCATATCGAGTCCTAAACGTGTAGTAAGAACTATGACCCAATAACCATGGATCAAGGAACTCACACTGTGTGTATAAATCTAACGGTGATTTAGTAACCGGTGATCCTGTTAAAATTCTTTTATATTTACCATACCTAGATAAAGCTAAAATATTTTTTGTTCTTTTAGCTCCTGGGTTTTTTATTGTGGTTGACTCATCAATTGCAATCATAGCTCTGTGACATGCTAAAAACCTTTCAGCAAAATCTACACCTTTCTTAGTTGAAAAAGCTTCAACGTTCATAATAAGAATATGTAAATCTTCACTGCTTTCAAAAAGAGTATTTAATTTTTTCTTTTGTTTTTGATTAATTAAAGCTTGCCATAAAACTACTTTTTTCTCTACATGATCCGCCATATGAGTAGGTATTTCTGAGTCATGCCAGTTTTTGTAAACACCTTTAGGTGCCACAATTAAGACACCATTGATCTTACCATTATCATAAAGCATAGAAATATTATCTATTAAAACCTTAGATTTTCCTGTGCCCATCTCCATAAAATAGGCAAAGTTTTCTTTTTTCCATGACATTTCTAACGCTTTTAATTGATGCGCGAATGGCTTCGTTTTAAATTTATAATTCATAAAATAATTTTTTCTTTCTATTGACATATTATATAGGATGCACTAAATGTAATGTCAAGAAAGTTATGAAGGATAATTTAGTATACGTCGTGCAAGATATACCTGGGACTAGAGAGGGCTCTCCAAAAATAAATATTATTGGTGCAGCTGAGTATGGTGAATTAAAAATATTATTGCCAGAAACTTCTCAAATTATTTTATCACCAGGTCCATTAGTCTTTAAACTTCGTAAGTTATTAAAAAATTATAATTCAAATGACTTTCTATTATTGACAGGGGATCCTGCAATAATTGGTGTTGCTTGTAGTATTGTGTCTGATATTACAAACGGCAAATACAAACTTTTGAAATGGGACAAACAAGAAAGAAGATATTACCCAATTCAAATTAATCTATACCAGAAAGGAGAAATAGATGAATAACATAGACTTTGAAGCAGATCAAACATCTTCGTTATCTAAGATTGATGATGCAGGTGATTTATCTTCACAAGTAGTAAAACTAAAAAAACTAGAAGATGAACTTGTAGATGCAGAGGCACATGTCAAAGAACTTAAAAAACAAATCGACATGGTTGGAGGTGAAGTCATACCGACAATGATGCAAGAAATGAACATAAGCACAATGAAATTAGCAGACGGATCCGCCGTTGAAGTGAAACCCGTCTACGGTGCTTCTATCCCTACAGCAAAAAAGGAAGAGGCATTTAAATGGCTTCGCAATAACGACCTAGGTGATCTTATTAAAAATGAGGTGACTGTTTCCTTTGGTCGTAACGAAGATAACAAGGCTAGCAATTATGCGAACCTTGCACAAGGTCAAGGGTATCAACCAGTCCAAAAATTAAAGGTTGAACCAATGACACTTAAAGCTTTAGTCAGAGAGCGTATCGAAAATGGACTAGATATGCCCTCTGAACTATTTAACGTGTTCGCAGGAAGCAGAACCAAAATAACAAGGAAATAAAAACCATGAGCAAAGCACAAGTAACAACGAAAAAACAAAATGCATTAGCAACAAATATGTTTGAAGCTGATGCTGGTCAAGGTATTGGTAAGTTAACTCAAGAAGATTTAGCTTTACCCTTTTTAAAAATACTTGGTCAATTATCTCCAGAGGTTAACAAAAGAGATGGTAAATATGTCGAAGGTGCAGAACCCGGCATGATTTATAACTCAGTAACTTCTGAATTATTTGACGGACAAAAAGGCATCAATGTTGTTCCATGTCATTACAAACTGGAATACATTGAGTGGAGAGACAGAGGCGATGGCCCCGGAGCTCCAGTGCAAATTCACCCGTCAAGTAGTGATATCCTATCACAAACAACAAGAGGAGCTGACTTCAAAGATAGATTACAAAGCGGTAATTATATCGAGAAGACAGCAAGTCACTTTGTGATAACGATGGGAGAAACACCATCAACCGCATTGATTGCCATGAAATCTACTCAACTAAAAATTAGTAGAAAGTGGAATACCATGATCGCTCAAATCAAACTTAAAGGTAAGAATGGATTATTTACTCCGGCATCTTTTAGCCACATTTATAATCTAAAGACCGTGCAGCAATCTAATGATAAAGGCACATGGTTTGGTTGGGAGATTAGTAAAGTGGGTCAAGTACAAGACGCATCTATATACTCACAAGCAAAAGCTTTTTCTGAAAGCGTTTCTAAAGGAGACGTTCAAGTTAAGCATGGTGAAACTAAAGAAACTAAAAAAGAATTTAGTTTATAATTTTTTGCAGGATGGGCGTTTAAGCGAGAGTGGAGACGCCCACTCAAAACTTAATATATAAATGAATAAAGAGCCTATAGATTATATAGATTGGTTAGATTTAGGAAGGGTTATTATACCCTGTCTTAAAGGCACGCCAAAGGTCAAAAAATATACTGACCCAGATTTTAAAATAGAGAAAGATATATGGAAAAGAGATCACGAAAAAGCAGAGATAGCATTAAGACTTGATAACGATGTTGATCTAGACATAGATAATGAATTTGTAAAACGATTTCTTAATTATTATGTTAAAGATTGCGGTGCAGTTTTTGGAAGAGAAGGAAATCCAACAAGTCATTATCTTTGGACAAATAGAAATCAAATTGCATTCAAACAATTTAAATTACCAAATGAATTTGAAAAAGACTTTAAAGATTTTCCACATGGTTCAATGATATGTGAGTTAAGAACAAAGAAAGAAAGATACACTATAGTTCCAGGTTCTTTACATAGTAGATCAAAAACAAATGTAAGATGGGAAAAGTTTGAAGAGATAAGAGAATACCAAGGAAACTTATCTATAGATGTAGGTAAAGTTGCTTTATCTGCGGCACTTACAATTATATATCCTAGCACAGGAGCTAGGGATGATTATTGCACTGCGATTGCAGGAATCTTAGTTAAACATTCAGATTGGACGGACAATGAAATAAATGATTTTGTATCTCGGATCGCGAAACACGCAGATGATGAAGACTTGGCAAAAAGATTAAAGAAAGGAAGTTCAAGTAGAAACACAAATAAAAAATTTGGGATTAACAAAATTCATGAGATTACAGGTTATAGTCACAAAAGCATTCAAGGTTTGTTTAATTGGATAGGTCTATTTAAAGATGCATCTTTACAGGTATCGAAAGACACTATTGAAAAAATTGAGGAGTATGGAGCAAATAGATACTACGTACATTTAAATGTACCACAAAAAAGTGTTGATGGGCCTGGTTTAGAAACAATTAAAAAAAAAATTTGGATTAATGGTGAATCACTTATGAATTTAAAATTGTTCTGTGACATTGCTATGAGTCAAGCAAAAGTATGGATACCTAGAATGACACCAAAAGAGTTTGAAGAAATAATGAGGCCTAAATTTTACAGCAGAGAAAAGTCAAAAGAATATGTAAAAGAAGCAGAAGAAGATGAACAATTTAAAATGTTTTTTTTAAAATATTTAGAAACAGCAGGTGTTTATGACGAAAAAAAACAGTTAGCCATTCACAAATTACCCTATTATGACAAGAATAAAAATACAGTGGAATTTGATCTTAATAACTTTGAGGGTCAGTTAAGGGTTAATAGAATAATTTTAAAAAGACCTGACCTTGTTAACAAAATTCAATGTATTTTAAAGGCCAAAAAATACCACGGTAAATATAAAAATAAGTCTTGTGTTTCTTGGATTATAAAAGGAGACTATATTAAAGATAGTATGATAATATGGAAGGGAGAGGCTATTCTCGTAACAAACAGTGCAGGTGAGGAGAATAGTGGAGACAATAATGAATAATCTTAAAATCCCTGATTTTATACCAGGTCCACCAGGCACAGGAAAAACTCACGTATGGTTGAAAAAAGAATATGCAGGGTTTTTAAAAGCTGATTATAAATGGGATAGGATAGTTGTTTTATCTCATACTAATACTGCAGCAGATGAAATTATAAAAGCTGTTAAAAATTTATCACAGCTAAAAAATGTACCTGTTACAAAACTTGAAGACCAAATTTGTACAATTCATTCTTATTTTAAAGGAGAGTATCTACCTTTAAATAAATATGAAAGAGAAGACCATGAAAAATTTTGTGATGAAAATACAGCAATGAAAAATTGGAATAAAGGTAGATGGGATAAACATCCTTTATATACTTTTTGTTCTCAAGCACATGGTAAAGGAATGACTTTTGATGAATATTGGAGAGTGTGTGATACACAGCCTTTAAAACCTTACAATGTAGGTCATTTAAAATATTTAAAAAAAGAATACGATGCTTTTAGAAAGACTCATAAAAAACTGTCTTTTGAAGACATGATAGATAATTTTAGATTTCGTGCAGAGATTCCAACTAATATAGATATTTTAATAGTAGATGAAGCACAAGATTGTAGTAAGCCACAAATAAAAGCTTTACAAAAAGCAGCCACAAATGCAAAAAGATTTATCTTCATAGGTGATCCTGACCAAACAATTCATGAGTATGCTGGTTCTGATCCTAATATTTTTTATAAACTAGCGAGCACACCAGAAGCAAAAGCTAATGAACTTAAAGAAGGTTTAAGATGTGGAAAAACTATTAATGAAATTTGTAAAAATATTATAGCTCCTGTTTGGGATAAATGGGGTATTAATGCAAAGAGAACTTGGACTCATGCGGAAGGTGTTGTTGGTAACTCTTATTGGATACCTAATATAGAGCAAAGCTGTGAAGCTAGTGAAATATTGATTAATAAAATATTAAATACAGGAGAAACCTTTTTGTTTACATATAGAGGTAACCCAACTTATAAGCATATTAATACTTTTTTACAAAAAAATGGAATTGATTATAAATTAGTTTCTAGTGACAAACCACATGTTTCTAGAAAAGATTTTAGATGTTTTAAAACATGGAGCAATTTTTTAAACGATAAAGTTTCTAAAAAACAAATTATAGAATATTGGCCTTTGATGGGTCAAGCAGTAAAAGTTCGTGGAAAAGGTGAAATTGATAAGTTAAAACCTTTAATAGATCAAGAATATAACATTCAAGAATTTATTGAAATGGGTTTTATTAAACCTGAAGCCAAACAATACAAAGACTTTTCAGAGGTAGTAATTAAAAAAGATTTAATTGAAAAAATTCCTTTTATAAAAAAAGTATTAAAAAATAACATGGATGTAGAAAAAATGCCTAGAGTTGAACATGATACAATACATAAAGTAAAAGGTTTAACTTATGATAATGTTATCGTTGATCTTTCTGTATACAGAAGAGAAAAAGATATATACGAACCAATAAGATTAGCTTACGTAGCTTACAGCAGAGGTAAAATAGATTGTTGGAGTGTAGGAACTTCTAATTATAAAAACATGCCTGGTGGATTAGCAGGCATACAAAATCATAGAGGGGAAATATTAAAACTATAAAGGAAGATATATGACAGATAAAAGTATATTTAAAGGAATGATTTATAAATCATTAGATAAACAACATGGAGGAGCTCATTACAAGCAGTTTAAGATTCAGCCAGCGGAGTTCATTAATGAAAATAAATTTTTGTTTGCAGAGGGGAATGCTATAAAGTATATTTGTAGACACTCTATGAAAGGGAAAGAAGAAGACATTAAAAAAGCAATACATTACTTAGAAATGATATTAGAAAGAGATTATAATGTGTGATCATCCAATTGATTTAGACTTAGAAGGTGTAGACACAGTAGCCATTGATATAGAAACTTACGATCCAAACCTTAAAACAAAAGGTTTAGGTGCAATTAGAAACGATGGTTTTATTACAGGAGTAGCTGTGGCCACTGGTAAAGAAACAGTTTATTTTTCATTAAAACATAGTGATGACGATAAGTCGGAGGAAGAGTTAAAAAATTTTTGGGATCAGATGAATATAAAACTTTTGCAGAATGATAAGATTGCAAAAGTATTTCATAATGCAATCTATGATGTTTGTTGGTTAAGAGCAACAACAGGTAAGATGTTAAAAGGGAGATTGTTAGATACAATGGTAGCTGCTTCTGTAATTGATGAAAACAGATTTAAATATGGATTAGATTCTTTGGCTAAAGATTTTCTTGGTCAAAATAAATACAAGTATGATTTACAAGAAAAAACTTTTGAATGGTCTGGTGGTATGCAAAGAGATCCAATGTCTAATATGCATAAATTACCTTCCTCTGTGGTAAAAGATTATGCAAAACAGGACGTGGACCTAACTTTAAAATTATGGAATCTATTTAATAAAAAATTAGATGAAGTATTATACATAAGACTTAAAGATAACAAAAAGTATACATGTAGAAATATATTTGAATTAGAAACAAGACTATTTCCTTGTCTTGTTGATATGAAGTTCAATGGAGTTAGAATAGATGTTCAAAAACTTGAACACTTTGGTAAAAGATTACGAAGATGTAGAGATAAAATAATTAAATTTATTAAAACAAAAACAGGTGTTGAAGTGCAATTGTGGGCAGCAGCTTCTATAAAACAATTGTTAGATAATAGAAAGATAACAAACTTTAAGAAAACACCTAAATCGGGTATGCCTAAACTCCCGAAAGATTATTTAAAAACACATGAAGATAGGTTTTTAAGATTAGTATCTAAAGCAAGAGAATATGATAAAGCTTTAAATACTTTTATAGAAGGTTTAAAAGGTTATATTTATAAAGGTAGAATACACGCAGACATAAATCAAATTAGAGGTGATGGTGGAGGAACCGTAACAGGTAGATTTTCAATGAGTAATCCAAACCTACAACAAATACCTTCAAAGGGTTTTATAGGAAAAAAAATGAGGGAATTATTTATTCCTGAAGAGGGCCACGAATGGAGTAGTTTTGATTATTCTCAACAAGAACCACGTATTGTGGTGCATTATGCTGTAAAACATGACCTATCAGAAACGCAAGAACTTGCAGATAAATTTAATGGTGATGGGGCCGACTTTCATCAAATCGTTGCTGACATGGCTAATATTTCTAGGAAACAGGCAAAATCAATCAACCTAGGCTTATTCTATGGTATGGGTAAAGGTAAATTACAGGCAGAGTTAAATTTAGATGAAAAAGATGCTAACAAATTGTTTAACACGTATCATGACAAAGTTCCTTTTGTAAAAGAATTATCAAACAATTTAATAGGTTTTGCAAAAAAACATAAATTAATTTTTACTCTTGAAGATAGGTTTTGTAGATTTGATAAGTATGAAAATGTTAATAAAAAATGGGACAGTAAACTACGTAAGTTTGAGGAATGGGATCCTGAATGTAGAGAAATAAAACAAAAAGATGGCACTATTAAATATCAAGGGGATTGGATTACTCCTAAATTATTATCAAAAGAGGACGCTTGGGCTAAATTTAAAGTATTGTATAATTCTAAAGTTGCTTCCAAAAAAGAAAGTCCTAAAAGTCCTGGTAAGTATGAAGAGCTTTCAGAAAAAGAAAGACAGGATTGGTTTACAGACTACTTTGTTCCTGCTTTTACTTATAAAGCTTTGAATAGATTAATACAAGGATCTGCTGCAGATATGACAAAAAAGGCAATGGTTATTTTATATGAAAAAGGTATAGTTCCACATATACAAATACACGATGAACTTTGTATATCAATTAAGGATAAAGCAACACGGATCATGGTTCAACAAACAATGGAAAACGCTATAAAATTAATGATTAAAAATAAAGTTGATTGTAAAACTGGACCCAATTGGGGTACAACTAAATAAATACAAATTATGGCTTATTTAAATGCAAACATACCACCGATATATTGTCAAATAAGGAGGGAATATTTATATGACTTACAAGAACATCATGGAGAAGCTGAAGACGTTGTGGTCTTTGGTATTACGAGTATTGCAGGACGTGCCATACTATTCCACTGTATGTTGGAGAATGGTGCGTGTTACTGGAGATTGCCTATCTCAGCGTTTTTCCAAAAATCGTATGACCGAACCAAGGTGCCGGATATGTCAGTACACGAGTTGGAACTGTGGAACTGTTTTAGTTATCATCCTAGTGTTCATTGCTTTGATTTTTTAGTGGGAGAAAAAGGTAAATTTAAAGGTATAGACAAAAAATTTTATCGTGGTGAATATTTATTTACTGTTGACTGGGCCGCTCCAGATAGTAATATACTAGATGTCGAGCACTCAGAAATACCTCAAGAACACAAATGTGCTCATGTTCTTGCTTTAGATAACGGCAACTTTGCCGCTCAACCAAACAATAGATTAATCTGGAGTGTTCCAAGCTTCACAGTAAAGAACAACTGGCCAGACTACAAGGTACAAACAACCTATTGGAATGTTGAAAACAAAGGATTGATTACTGAGGACTCTGACAGAATGTTTTATGAGGTAGATAAAAAGGATGACAAAGATTAAATGTATTATAGTAATTATATTAACATGTCTTATTACAACTGTAATATATGCAGGCAGTACACAAAATAATACATCAGGATCAAATACTGCAATTGAAGGTGGTTACACTTCTTCAACAACTTATGAATCAGGATCAAGCTCTAGTTCTACCACAACTAATAGCACGACATCGAATATAAGATCAGCACCTCCATCAGCTTTTGCACCTGGGATTAACTCTTCTGGAATGGATGTGTGCAGCGTTGGAGCTAGCGCAGGAATTCAAACTTTTGGACTTGGTTTATCTGGTGGTAAAACATTTAGAGATGAAAACTGTGAAAGAATAAAATTATCAAGACAATTAGATTCTATGGGTATGAAAGTAGCCGCGATTGCGCTTCTCTGCCAGGACTCTCGTGTTTTTGAAAGCATGACTATGGCTGGAACCCCGTGTCCTTTTGAAGGTCAGATTGGTAAAAAAGCAACACAGCTTTGGAAAAAGTATGACAAGTTAAGACCAGATTATAAACAGTATACAAAAAATTTAAAAATTATGGAAAACATAAATGATCAAAAAATTACTTCTGCGCCTTTTTCTGGCGACGATGACTTTGACAATTAGTCATGCTGCAGAACAAACAACAGGTAATCTAATTACTAATGGAAACTTTGAAACAGGTAATGCTAACGGTTGGACTACACAAGGAGATGTTCAAGTATTAAATGATTGTTGCCAAGGACCCGATAATTTACATAGTCAATATGATTTAGAGTTTGGTAATAGCGGATCTATAAATCAAGATTTTAGTTTGACATCAGAGAGTATTACACAACCTATGTTAAACAATGGCATAACACTTAACTCTAAAATAGAAGTACAAAATGGTGAGTGTGGTGTTGCAGGGTGTTGGGGTGGATCAGGACCAGCAGACACATTTACAAACACGCTAACGATTAAAGATAACACGGGTAATATTCTAGCAACAGTTACACAAAGTAGAACAAATGTAACAGGTATTAGTGGACAAAATTTTATAGATCAACTTATCTATACAGGTGTTGGATCAAATGTTGGTAATATAAATATAGGCGGATCTGATGCTAATGCACCTGCAAATTTAGGGGGACCTAACATCGACAATATATCTGTAACTATGCTCTACGATGACACTGTGTTACCACCAGCTATTGAAACACATTTAATTGGTATAAATGAGGGACTTGTTACTGAATTTAGAGAGTTAGAAAATGTTGTTGAATTAAGAGAAGAAATTAAATTTAGACCAATTGAATTATCAGAACCTGAAGAGATTGTTAATACTGAAACTTTTGAGTTTACTGCTATACCGTTGGAAGAACCCAAAGAACAATTATCTA